ATGCTACGCAACCGTGCGTCCCTGTACGTCCGCTTGTCCAAGGCTGCGGGGGAGACCAACGCAAGCCTTGAAGGCATGATCAAGGAGCTACGAGAGCTGTGCGCAAAGGAAGGGCTGCGCGAGGTCGCCCTCCACGTCGACGACGGACTCAGCGGCGGATTCCGGGACCGGCCAGAGTTTCAGAAGTGGGTCGCCGACGCCCGTCAGGAGTACGCGGACGTGCTCATGACGCCGCACGTGGACCGGCTCACCCGAGAGGGGCTGAACGTCGCTGCGAGCCTCCTGGACGTCGTGGAGGGCAAGGACTCGACCACGGGTCGAGTCATACACCACCCGGTCCGGCTGCTGGACGCCAAGGGCATCGACAGTAGCCACGGGGACAGCTTCCGGTTCCGGTTCGTGCTCCAGGCGGAAGTGGCTCGCAGCGAGCGGGAACGGATGAGGGATCGTACGCGGCTATCCGTTCGTCGGCTCCGACGCGCTCATCGCTGGCCCGGCGGCACCCCTCCGTACGGGTACAAGGTGATCCCGAACCCCGACGGGCCGGGCAACGCGCTGGGGCTGGACCCTGACGAGGCTGCCGTGGTCCGTGAGGCTGCCCGCGCGGTGCTCGCTGGCGACGCCCTGACGCTGGTATGCCGCCGGCTGAACCACGAAGGCTCCCGCCCCCGACGTGCCGCCGAGTGGAGCCGTGTATCGCTCCAGAGGGTACTTACGGGCGACGCAGTCCTGGGGCGCATCACCGTCAATGGGGCTCTGCTGCGGGACGATGAGGGTGAGATCGAGACGCCGTACCCCGCGGTACTGACGGTGGACCAGTCCGTCGCTCTGCGGGAAGCCCTCGCGCCGGATCCCGCGCGTCCGAAATCGTCCGGCCGACATCCCGCCAGGCTGCTGTCAGGACTGCTGTACTGCCACGGCTGCCCGTCGAAGATGACGGTCTCCCGGCGCAGCGGAGGTGTCGTCTACCGCTGCCAGACGCGCTCTCAGGGCGGCGTCTGCGAAGGCCCGGTGAGCGTTTCCGCGCCGCTGATCGAGGATTACGTGACGGGCGTGTACCTGGACGCTGCTGGCTCGTTGCCGTACCTGCGGGAGGAGGTGCACGTCTCCAACGCGTCGGAGCTGGCGCTCGTGGAGTCCGACATCGCGGAAGCGGTGCGACTCCTGGCGTCGGAAGCCACCGCGGAAGGATTCGCTCGGTTGCAGCAGCTCCAGGCGCGCAAGGCGGAGCTGGCGAACCAGCGGCCCGAGCGCCTGGTGACATTCGTGGACACAGGGAAGCTAACGAGAGAGGTCTTCGAGACCGCTCTCGTCGACGACCAGCGAGCCATGCTGAGCGCCGCATTCGAAGAGATCGTCATCGGACCGGGACAGCGTGGGCCGAAAAGGCTGAGTCCGGAGCGCGTAACTATCCGCTGGGCGGCCGACGAGCCGGATGTCTAGGTAATGAATAGGTAAAGGAATCCGGGGCACGGCAACGTCGCCGCTCCTACGCCTCCTCGTCGCCCGCACCCTCCGTCGTCCACAGGCTCTTGTGGATAACTGCGGAGCGTAGCTGAATCTGACCGTTAGTCACTGAGTGGAGCCGACGGGCGGCCAGATTGGCCAATCTGGTCAAACTAACCCCTATTTTCTATCTCTAGTAACGCGCGTTAGAGAGAAAGGAAAATAGGGGTCTAGTCTGTCCTTTTGGCCAGACTGGCCGCGGAGGGGCTGAGACGGAGAAGACCATGATCTTTTAGATGAAACATGCCCCACATAACTAAGGGGAGAGGGAAGCGCGACGCCGGCGAATGGCGCGGCGTCCCACCCTCCCGACGGCCGGTGGCGCTCCTGTGCTCCCCGTACTCTCCTCCGGGTAGAGCGCGGTTGAGCGCCGCCGGCCGTTTTTGTCTTCCTCCGTAGCTCAGCAGCAGAGCACCGAGCCGGCCCAGCGTTTAACGGTTGTCGCGGGTGCAAGTCCCGCCGGAGGAACTGGACGAGGCGGAGCGATGCGCACGCTTGCGCGGTAGCTCAGTCAGGTAGAGCGGCTGTCCCCTGGTGGGCAGTGACGACGCGGGTTCAAATCCCGTCCGCGACGCCTCGTCCTGCTGGAGTGCATACCCAATGAGCCCTCGGGTTCACGTCCCTGCCCCAGAGGGCGCGGAGAGTCGCTACGGCGCATCTCTCGTGGCGCTCATAACCCACCCCGTCCCTTGTGGGCGGGGTTTTGCTTCCGTAGCTCAGTGGTCAGAGCGCCCGCCTGTCGAGCGGGTGGCCACCGGTTCGAGTCCGGTCAGGAGCGCTTCGACAGCTAGATCAATGGCTCCGCCGGCAACGGGGGAGCACGGGCAGCACATCGACGCAGGGTTGACCTAGGCACTCGCCTGCGTGACTTACTGCTGGCCGTGAGATCACCGGGCGGAGGGCCCGGAGACGGAGGTTCGATTCCTTCGCTGTCGACCGAAGTGCAAGGTCTCGTAGCTCAGCCTGGATAGAGCACCGGATTACGGATCCGGGGGTCGGAGGTTCGAATCCTTCCGGGACCGCGTAGGGCGCGCCGAAGATGTCTACCTCTCCGTGGACGCGCGCAGAAACGGAGTGACGTGGTCTCGGTGCTGCCACCGTGGCGCGACGTCAGGCGGACGGTCGTCGGCGAGGGGAAACCATCGCACCCGGGGAGCAGCCCGGTGATACGCCGGCCGACGCCGATCGGGTGTAGCTCAGTGGTAGAGCAGCGGTCTCCAAAGCCGCCTACGGGGGTTCGATTCCCTCCACCCGGGCCCCGTAGCGTGCCAGACGCGTTGAAAGCCGGGACGCCTGAGCGTGGGCAGGCAGTTAGTCGACGCCGCTGGTAGGTCGAGACACCTACGCACCGGGACATGGCGCAGCTTGGTCAGCGCATCCGCTTTGGGAGCGGAGGGCCGCAGGTTCGAATCCTGCTGTTCCGACCCACAACGCAGCCCCGCCACGGAGGAGCGATCCCGTGAGCGGGGCTGAGCTATTTCAGGAGGAAGCCGTGGCGCGCATGCTGAACGCCCCCGCGACCCGCTGGCAGCGCGAGACGGCCACGTATGGCTACGAAGTCAAGGGAAACCTGAGAGCGCGCGCGAGAAGCGCTCCTGGCGACGCGACTGGGCGACCGGCGAGGCTACAGTCCCTCGCGCCGGCGGAACGTCAGGCTGACGAACCTGGTCAGCCCCTCGCCCTCCGACTGACGGTCGATGAGGACCCAGCCGATGTCTTCCACCGACCCGACGGCCAACGCCAGGTCGGTGTCGTTCATCGTCGGCCGCGGGTGGAACTTGTTGACGAAGATCGTGTCCCCGCGCTTGAGGGCGAGGGCGGCGAGATCCTCGATGGCGCCGTATCCGCGCTTCGCCAGGAATGACTTCAGCATGCCGGGACCCTATGCCTTCGGGAGTTCGATGGTGAAGGCAGGAGCCTCGTCGACGATGCTGCTCGCGTAGTTCAGCGTCCCGCCCTTGGCGCCGACATCGAGGATCAACGCTCCCGTTACAGACTGGCCCGGCTTGTACGTCGTGTCGACGTCCTGGCCCTCACCGACGCCTTCGAGCGTGGTTGCCTCCTGAGCGGCCGTGGCGTCGTTCTCCCACGTCATCATCCCGTACGCGGCGAACTCCCCAGGAGCCTTCCCGACGTTCTTCACGGTGATCGTCAGCTTGACGAACTGCCCGTTCTCCGGCTCGTTCGTCGTGTCGATCTGCGCCGGCGTCACGTACTCCGCGCTCTTGACGGTCACTTCGAGCTGCGTGGCGACCTTCGGGTTCTGCCCGTACTCGTCGGTCTCGTAGTAGTCGAACGTCCCCGACTCGCCCACCTTGATGGCCGGAGCGGCGGAGGCGGACGGAGAAGGCTCTACGGACTTCTCCGCAGCAGCCTCTTCGGTCGGCTCGGTAGCGGTGGCTGATGCGGGCTTGTCCGGCTTCGGCTCCGACGAGCATCCCACCGCGAGTGTGCCGACGATGGCGACTGAAGCCGCGGATACCAGAGCATGCCGAATGAACGCCTTCACGGCGACCCCCGATTTTAGAGCGGCCTCCCCTGGCCGCGGATGTCCCGAGTGTACGCACGAATCCCTGACGGAGGTGGGCGAATGGCGTGGGACGGAAGCACCCGCAGAGCGCGCCTTCCGAAGAACTGGCCCGCCATCCGACGCCGCATCATCCGACGTGACGGAGGCGTCTGCGTGGCCCTGTACAGCACGGGCGCACGGTGTGAGCTACCTGGTACCGACGTGGACCACATAGAGCCCGGAGATGACCACACAGACGCCAATCTCCAGCTTTTGTGCCCGTGGCACCACCAGCGCAAGTCATCCATGGAAGGTGGCACAGCAGCCGCCCTCACGAGGGTGAGTGTGCACAGGCCCCCCTCTACGCACCCTGCCCTGGAGGACTGATGAGAGCAGCACTGGAGCGCATCAGTGCGCGCCTGTGGCGCATGTGCAGGCCCTACGCGCAGGGTGGAGTGGTCCTTCCGAAGGGCTCGGTCATCCTGGTTGGTGAGCATGGACCTGAGACCCTGTCCTTCCCGCCCGCGCAGGGTCGCCCATGAGCGGCGCCCATGTGGTGCTGGAGGAGGCGGACGACACGGGCGAGGACGGACTGAGCATCACACGCGTGATCATCAACGGTGTTGATGTTGGTCGACTCGCGAAGCCTCCGAAGATCGCAGTCGGAACGAAGCAAGATCGAACACTGACGACGGTGACGATCACGCTCGTGCCGGCTCGCCTGGAGATCAAGGGCGAGCACGCTGACGGTGATCATCGAGCACCCCGCGCCGGCTTCGCTGCGAAGATCGACTAGCCCCGCCCCAGGGGGGTGACCCCCTTCCGGAGATTATGAAGACCGAAAGAGTGCTGGTTCTCTCCGTCTGTACGGGTCTGGGGCTTCGAAATCGGGCCCGCCGAACCGCGCCGACTGGAAGGCCGCCAGGCGCCCGTACAGGGCTTCCTGGGGGTGTCTGAGCGGGGCGGGAGGCGGAAAGCGTTACTCGCCATCACTGCGTTCCCTGACGATCCTTGCAGGTCAAACGCCTGAAAGTGTTACACGCCGCTGCTACACTGGAGCCATGATGAAAGCCGACCGAGTCTGCGAGTGGTGCGGGAGCGACATGCCCCTTGCCGCCAGGTCGCATGCGCGGACGTGCTCCACTCGCTGCCGTGTCGCGCTGCACCGTGCGGCGAAGAACAACCCGCTCCCCATTGAGCTGACGACCCGCGACAGGTGGATCCGACGCTCGTCCACGAAGGTCCCGCTGACGGTCGCCGGCATGGCTGCCTCTTCGACGGACCCGCGGACGTGGAGCAGCTACAAGGACGCCACCGCATCGTCGGCTGGCGTCGGTCTGGGCTTCGTCCTCTCTGACGTCGACGACATCGTCTGTCTCGACCTGGACCACTGCTTGAACCCGCTCACCGGTCGTCTGGCCCCGTGGGCATCAGCCATCATCCGCGACGCGGGCACCACCTACGTAGAGGTGTCCCCGTCCGGCGACGGACTGCACATTTTCGGATACGCCACAGTCCGGCAGGGACGGCGCATCCGACGATCCGACGGTACGGCGGTGGAAATTTACGGGCAGGGTCGATATATCGCGATGACACGTCGCCGATTCGGCAACTGCCCATCCGTCCTTGCTGATCTGGTGGACGTGATCGACGCACTGGTGTAGCTATTGCCCCCGAGGAGCTGGCGTATGGACGATCGCACGTGTACGCAGTGCGGCGAGACTAAGCCGCTGGACTCGTTCGGCAGGCACAAGCGCGGGCCGCAGGGTCTACGCACTAGATGTAAGCCGTGCCATGCGGCGCAGTCCCGCGAGGTTTACGCCGCGAACCTGGAGGCTGGTCGCGCTGTTCGGGCTGCGTACGCGGCGGCTCACAAGTCTGAGAAGGCTGTGTACGACCAGGAGTACCGGGTTCGCAACGCGGACAGGCTCCAGGGGCAGCGCGCCGCCTGGAGGGCGGCCAACTCCGATAAGCGTGCAGCCTCACAGCGGAAGCGCAGAGCGTTGAAGGCGGGGGCCGGGCACGAGCCGTACACCCTCGCTGACGTACTTGAAGCGTGCGACTACCGGTGCGCGTACTGCGGAGGCCCCGCAGAGCACCTTGACCACATTGTTCCGCTGACACGGGGCGGTGTCGACGCCGCAGGCAACGTCACTGGCGCCTGCGAACCCTGCAACCTCGCGAAGAGCGACACTGACCCTGGCGTCTGGATTGCTCGTGTTCTTTCCTCTGATAAGCCCCTGTGGGCTCTGTAGCCCGCCGTAGTGCCTCCCGGTAGGGGTGACGCTACCCGATCCTGGGAGGTACCCACGTGGCTGGAAGAGGCCCGGCACCCAAGGACCCATCCAAGCGTCGCAGGCGCAACGCCGCGGACCCGGAAACTGTGATCACCCCTGACGACGAACTCCGCGGCCCGGAGCTTCCCGACGGCGTTCTGGGCGTCAACACGAAGACCGGTGAACTCACCGAGTGGCATCCCATGACGCGCACGTGGTGGGACACCTGGCGCAAGAGCGCGCAGGCACAGACCTTCACCGATACCGACTGGGCGTTCCTCGTCGACACCGCCCTCATGCACCACGCCATGTGGGAGAAGGGTCAGTGGACCCTAGCCGCTGAAGTGCGCCTCCGCGCCGCCAAGTTCGGCGCGACGCCCGAGGACCGCGCGAGGTTGAAGCTCAAGGTCGACGACCCCACGCCAGCCCCGCAGAGGCCCACTCAGGCCCCCGCCGGGAACGTCACGGACATCACTTCACGCAAGGCGAGGCTGACCGGCTAACTACAGAGAGGGGCGCCGATGCCGCACGTCACGGTACGCGCCCCAGGTCACGACCGGTCCCGCTCGTTGGGATGGCTGGCGCTTGCGTGGATGGAGTATTTCGTCGTCCACGGTCCTGGCGACGTCCAGGGAATGCCCGTCTCCCACGGGGACGAATACTCCGGCTTCGTCGCTGATTGCTACGCCGTAGGCGAAGGCGGCAAGGACGACGGCCGACTCCTTTATGACTCCGCCTTCTTCTCCCGCCCGAAGGGCTGCGACAAGAGCGGACTGGGCGCCCGCATCGGTCTTTTCGAGGCTCTCGGGCCATGTCGCTTCGCCGGCTGGGCGGAGGGCGGAGAGGTCTACCGCGACCCCTGGGGGCTCGGCTTCGAGTACGTCTACGAGGCCGGCGAGCCGATGGGCCGCCCGGTCACCGTGCCGTACCTCCGGATCATGGCCACTGAAGAGGGCCAGACCGGAAATGTGTACGACACGATCTACTTCAACCTGACCGACGATGCCGCGCGGCTGAGCCACGTCCCGAACGTCGACCCGGGCCTGACGAAGATCAACCTTCCCGACGGTGGAGAGGTCACGCCGTCGACCGCCTCCTCCTCGTCGAAGGACGGCGGCAAGGAAACCTGGGTCTGCTTCGACGAGACGCACCTCTACAACACCCCCGAACTTCGCCGCATGTACGCCACTGTCACCCGTAACCTCCGCAAGCGCAAGAAAATCGCGCAGACGTGGTACCTCGAAACCACGACGATGTTCGCCCCCGGGCAAGACTCGGTAGCGGAGCGGACGTACGAGGAAGCGGAGGCGATCCGCGAGGGCCGCAAGAAGCGCGGTCGCGCTCGCCTCATGTATGACCACCGGTACGGGCGAGTCAAGGATCTCCGGAACGAGGACGAACTCCGCGCCGCCCTTCGCGATGCCTACGGCGACGCCATGGAGTGGATCGACGAGGACACCCTCGTCGACGACTTCTACGACCTCCGAAACGACTCTGCCGACGGCAAGCGCTACTTCCTCAACTCCCGAACGAGCAGCTCCGATGCGTGGATGGACTCCGACGCGTGGGAGCTGTGCCGGCGAGCGGAGCAGATAGCCGACGGCGAACTGATCACACTCGGCTTCGACGGCTCCATCAACGACGACGCAACTGCCCTCGTGGCATGCCGGGTAACGGACGGCCATCTCCAGCTCCTCGGGTGCTGGGAGAAGCCCGAAGGCCCCGAGGGCGATGGCTGGCAGGTCGACCGCGAGGCCGTCGACAACGCCGTGGCTCGTGCCTTCGAGCGCTACGAGGTCGCTGGTTTCTACTGCGACCCGCCCAAGTGGCAGGACTACGTGGACAAGTGGACCGCGGAGCACGGCGAAGGGCTCCAGGTGAGCGCCACACAGGCCCGCCCACTGGAGTGGTGGACGGCGCGCCCGACGGCCATGGAGCACGCTCTTGACCGCTTTGTGGAGGCCGTCGACGACAAGGCCCTCTCCTACGCAGGCACCGACAAGGCGGACGACGAGGAGCCCTACTCCAAGTTGGGCGCCACGCTCACTCGCCACGTGCTGAACGCCAAGCGACGCCCCATGGGCCGTAACCACATCGGCATCGGCAAGGAACACCCTAAGAGCCCGAAGAAGATCGACGCCGCCATGTCCGCCACGCTCGCTTATGAGTGCCGCGCGGACGCCGTCGCAGCAGGAATCACCAAGCGCAAGAAGAAGACCGGTCGCCTAGTTGCCTTCTGAAGGAGGTTCGCGAATGCCTATCGATGCTACGAAGGTGGAGTCTCCCGGATGGTGGCTCCAGCGGCTCGGCAAGAAGCTCCTGGACGAGCGGGATGACCGGGTCGGCGACGACAACGAGGTAACCCCCGGGCTGACGTCTCTTCGCCACGCTGCGGAGGGAAAGCCCAAGCTGCCTCACGTTCCCGGCGTCGACCCCCGGGAGATCAAGGAGTGGATGCGGGACGCCCGTACGAACTGGCTGTCCCTCGTCATCGACTCCCCGGGCGAGCGGCTCGGGGTTGATGGCTTCCGGTTTGACGACGCGGGCAGCGATCGTGAGTCCGCCGATGACGCTCGCGTTTCCGACTCGGAGGCGAACCGCATCTGGCAGGAGAACAGCATGGATGCTGACTCCGCCCTCGTTCACTACGGCGCGATGTCCCAGCGCAGAGCCTTCGTCCTCGTCGAACGTGGCGACGATGGGCGCCCCGTGCTAACCCACGAGACCCCAACGCAGGTGTCCGTGGAGCACGAACAGGGCAACCGTCGGAAACTCGCTGCCGGCCTGAAGCTGTGGCGCGACGACTGGACCGGGAACACCCGGGCCACGCTGTGGACGCCGACGGATGTTCACGAGTTCACGACGAGGACGTCCAACCCGACGTTCTCCGGCCGTGCCGCAGAGCTTCGAGGTTGGGACGCTCTGGCGCTCCCTACGCACCCCGACGGCTCTTCGCGCACGAACGACCTTGGCGTGGTTCCGCTAGTCCCATTCATCAACCGGCGCAACCGTCGGCCGGAGGGTTTCGCGGAGCACGAGGACGTGCTCTCGATCCAGAACCGGATCAACCTCTCGCTGATCAACCTCATCGCCGCCATGAAGTACGGAGCTTTCAGACAGCGGTGGGCCGCTGGCCTGGTCGTCGACGAGGATCCGCTGACGGGCAAGCCGATCCAGCCGTACCAGCTCGATATCCGGAAGCTCTGGACGACGGACAACCCCGACGTGAAGTTCGGCGAGTTCGCCGCAACCGACCTCATGCCCTACGTCCGCGCCGTCGAAGCAGCCGTCCAAGACCTGGCAGCGATCAGCCGAACGCCTCCCCACTACCTCATCGGCGCCGTGGTGAACGTCTCCGGCGACGCCCTGAAGGCGGCAGAGACGGGCCTGATCAGCAAGGTGCGCGACCGCCAGCGAGGCTTCGGTGAGAGCTGGGAAAACGTCATGCGCCTGGCCTTCCGGGTCACCGGCGACGAGGCCCGAGCCACGGCGTGGGGAGCGGAGACCATCTGGCGGGACCCCGAGTCCCGCACGATCTCCGAACTCGCCGACGCAGCCGTGAAGAAGGCCAGTGCCGGCGTCCCGTGGCGTCAGCGGATGGAGGACATGGGCTACACCCCCGCGCAGATCGCCCGCATGGAGATTGACCGCGCGGCCGACGCTCTGAACGCCGCTCCGACGGAGGATCCCGAGCCTGTCTCGCTACAGGCGAAGCGTGACTCCCGAACCCTGATCACCCGCGAGGCGGACGATGTCCCTGACGCGGCTTGATCGGCAGTACGGAGCAGCGATCAGCAGCGTCTGGCGTACCACCCTGGGCCGGACCCACCGAGCGTGGGCCGGTCTCGGAACGTGGCGCGACGCCGACGTACGCCGCTTCGAGCGGATCGCGCTTCCGGTGCTTCTCGGTGGTCAGCGCCAGGTAGCCGCCCTGACGACCTCCTATCTTGAGCAGCTCTACCGCGAGCTGGACGGCCCTTCCAACCGCGTGAACATCGACTTTGACCAGGTGACCGGACGTGCGCTTCGCGACGTCGACCCCGAAGAGGTGTACCGCAGGCCCTTCAAGGAGATCTGGGGCGCGCTGTCCGACGGCGTGTCCTTCGAGGACGCTTACGCCCGGGGGACTCACCGGCTGGACACGATTGCGAAGACGGACCTTCAGCTTGCTCGTACGCACACCGTGCGCGAGGTGGGCGAAGACCTGCCGCGCTTCACGTACACCGTCCGCGAGCTGCAAGGTGAGTACGACTGTGCTCTCTGCATGATCGCGTCCACTCAGCGCTACCACAAGCGCGACCTCGCGCCGATCCATCCCGGCTGTGACTGCCTCGTCAAGCTGGTCACGGCCGACGAGGACCCCGGCCAGGTCATCGACGAAGAGAAGCTGGAGCGCATCCACGAACTCGTGGAAGAGGCGCTCGGCAAGAGCGACCGCGGAGGACGAGCGGTCGACTATCGCAAGATCATCGTCGCCAACGACCACGGGGAAATTGGCCCGGTGCTCGGTTTCGCCGGTCAGCGATTCACCGGCCCTGACGACATCAAACTTCCGACCTGACGCCCGCCATGGGCTGACGACTCCCGACAGGGGAACCACCTATGCCTCGTCGTACTCTCGCACGCCGTAACCTCCTGACCTTCTCGGCTCAGCCCTGGACCCTCTGTGAGGACGACCCGGGCACTGGCGGAGGCGGTGGAGGTGGCGCTCCGCCGCTCAACGAGCACGGCTACCCGGACAACACGCCGACCGCGGACATGTCCACGGAGCATCAGCTCGCGTACTGGAAGCACCACGCCCGCAAGCACGAGGCGGCTTCGAAGTCCGGCCCCGACGCTGCGGAACTGGAGCGCCTCCGGCAGGCCGACGAGGAGCTGAAGCGGCGCCAGGCTGCGGAGCTGACGGAGACCGAGCGCATCACCGCAGAGAAGGCGACCGCGGAGGCCGCAGCGGCTACCGCCCGCGCGGAGGCTGACGCAGCCGTGCACAAGGCGCTGCTGCTCGAAGTCGCCATGTCGAAGAGCCTCACCCCCGCGCAGGCCGCGCGTCTCCAGGGCTCCACGAAGGATGAGCTGGAGGCAGACGCGGAAGCGCTGCTGAAGGACTTCGCTCCGGTCGGCAACGGCGGGGCGCACCGGGTCGGCGGAGACCGCGGATCCGACGTCGGCGGAGGCTCGTCGGTCGCAACCGGAGCTGAGCGCTTCCGGCAGAAGCACGGCAAGTAACCACTACTCCCTCTGGAGGGAACATGGATCTCAACCTCAAGGTCGAGTCCTTCACCCAGGACCGCCGTGACTGGCTCGGCAGCGCCCATGGCACTGACGCCCCTGTCTCGATCACCCTGGACGTCAGCAAGTTCACGGCTGGCACTCACTACCCGGACGGCTACATCAAGTCGGGCATTTTCCTGGGGAAGATCACGGCCACCGGGCTCTACGGTCCGTATGACGATGCAGCCTCGGATGGCCGACAGACGGCCGTGGGCGTGCACTTCACCGCGCAGGACACGAACGCACGGCGTGTGACGTCTACGAAGGTCGTCGGCTCGATGCTCGTCCACTGCTTCATCCGCGAGGCGAAGCTCCCCGCCGCCATCGACGCTGCCGGCAAGGCGGATGTCGCCGGCCGCATCATCTTCGTCTGAGAGGCCCTGACACATGCAGCTCATCACTGAGTACGCGACCCCCGCGGAACTTACCGGCTACGCCCGTGAGGCGCTCCGGTTCCGCGAGGAGAACACGCTCAACCTGAACCGGTGGCTCCCGAACGAGACCATCAACGATCTGACGTTCCGGTTCAACCGGGGCGGAGGCGGGCTGACCGAAGCCGCCGTCTTCCGGGCGTACGACGCTGAGTCGGACATCGGGACCCGCTCCGGCGGGGCGCGCGTGAGTGGCGAACTGCCGCCCATCTCGCGGAAGATCCCCGTCGGCGAGTACGAGCAGATCCGCATGCGGAACGTCGACACTCAGGCCGCGGAGATCCGTGACGCCATGGAGTCCGACTCCGTCAAGCTGGTCAACGCCATCGCGGCTCGCCTGGAGTTGGCGCGTGGGGAGGCCCTGTTCTCCGGCGCCGTCAACCTGAATGAGAACGGTGTGCAGGCGTCCGTGGACTTCGGTCGATCGGCGTCCCACTCGGTCACCGCTGGCGTCCTGTGGTCGAACATTGCGGCCCCGGCGTACGACCAACTCCAGGCGTGGCTGGAGGTCTACAACGACACCAACGGCACGCTGCCGGCGTCCATGCTGATGTCCCGCAAGATCTACAACGCCCTGCGGAAGAACACGCAGATCATCAGCCTGGCGTTCGCCGGTCAGAATGGTGCCCCGGGCATCCTGACGCGCGAGGGTCTGAACGCCGTGCTTGGCGAGTACGACATCCCGCCCATCGAGATCTACGACGCGAAGGTGTCCGTCGCAGGCGCCGCCACCCGCGTGACTCCGGAAGACAAGCTCCTCTTCCTGCCCGAGCAGGGTGACGCTGCGGGCAAGACGTTGTGGGGTGTTCCGGTCGAGGCGAACGATCCGCGGTACGGACTGTCTGGGGACTCCGCCGGCGTGGCTGTTGGCGGGTACAAGAGCGAGGACCCGCAGACCGTGTGGACCCGCGCGACCGCCATCGCTCTCCCCGTCGTGGCTGCCCCGGACCTGACCCTCCAGGCCGACGTTCTCTAACTCTGATCGCGAGGCACCCACATGGCAACCCTGAGAACGAACGTCCACGTGACGGACGCCGACGGCGTGAGCCACGTGTTCGGCCCCGCGGACGAGGTCCCGGAGTGGGCACAGGCGCTCATCACGAACCCGAAGGCGTGGCAGGATCCTCCGGCTCCGCGTGAGTCGACTACTGCGGCGCCACCGGCGAAGAAGGCGGCCCCCACCAAGCGCGCGGCTCCACGGCGTAAGGCGGGCGGCGATGCTGCTATTTCTGGCGACTGAGCTGCGTGCCCTCCTCGGTACTCCCATCAGCGACGAGCGTGCCCAGCTCGCTCACGACCTGGCGGAGGATGCAATCATGGGGGAGGTGGGGGCTCGTATATCCACCCCACCTCAGCGCGGCATCAAGACAGTGGCGCTCAGCGTCGCTGCTCGCATCCTGACAAATCCGCAAGGGCTTCGCTCGGAGCAGGCGGGCGGGATGCTCCAGTCGTACGCCGATTCCCAGACCGGAGTCGTCCTCTCTAATGACGAACTCCGCCGGCTCAAGCGGGCCGTCGGCATGGCGTCCGGAGCTGGCATGCTCGACATCGCACCCGTGGAGACACGGATTACGACGTACCCCTGGCGGCAGGCATGAGCCTGATCGCCAACCTGATGTCGCAGTCCTGGAATGTCGAGCGCCCTGGGCCGCGGGTCCGGGACTCCACCGGCTCATGGGTGGCGGGCCCCCCGGTTCGTACTCGCGTCGATCACTGCGCCGTCATGAGCCCGTACGGCGTGACCGTCGGGTCCTCCACGGAGCAGCACGAGGCCAGCGAGACCGTGACGACCAGGCGCGTCTTCGCGGCGCCGCTCGGTACCGACGTGCGCTCCTCCGACCGCATCGTCAGCCTGGACGGCTCGGAGACGTGGGAGGTCGTCGGCCGACCGCTGGTTCTCCCTCTGACGTCCCTCGCGCGTGTCGAAGCCGCCCTGAAGGAGGTGACCGGCTGATGGCGTACCGCTCGAAGTATGTCGGAAAGTACAACGGACTCGGCCGGATGATCTCCAGGCCGATGTTTGCCAAGCCTTGCCGTGACGCCGCAGTGCGAATCATGCATGTGGCGAAAGCGGATGCGCCCGTCGGTAACCCGGCGGAGGACAAGCACCCGGGGCTCTACAGGGAGTCTTTCGACGTCGTCCCGGTCGTCAAGAACGTGCCCTTCCGCGGAAAGGCGCGACAGCGCTTCGGCGCAGCCGTGGTCAACACCGCTCCGCACGCCTGGCGCGTGGAGAAGGGCGACGGCAGAGTCCCGCGGTACGCAGTCCTCCAGCGCGCCATCGACACGATGAAGGCGGCGCATGGTGGCTGACGTAGAAGCCGCCCTCGCCCCCTGGCTGGAGCAGACCACCGGCGTCTTCTCCGCTGCCGAGACGCCCGCGGACCTGGAGGACTCGCTCCCAATGATCCGAGTGGAGCGCGGAGGCGGAGGCGACGGGCGGTTCAGCATGCACCCGCGGGTGTACGTCGATGTGTTCGCCGCAACGGCCGACGAGGCCCGCACCCTATCTAACAGCGTGCGAGATGCCCTCGTCTTCCTGAGCGGCTCCGTCCCCGGCGCCGTGATCCGCGGCATCCGCTGCGACTCCGGCCCGAGCCGACAGCCCTGGGCGAACGAGGCGATCCACCGACGTGGCGCCACCTACACCGTGAGCCTCCGAGCCGCGTAACCAACTCTGCACTTCCTAGCTCCGTGAGTCGACTCGCGGGGCCCCTACGTATGCCCTGGAGGCATCATGGCGGACACCCGCAATGCCGATCTCACGTTCGGCGCAAGTGACTTTCTCGTGCACATGGCGGCCCTCAACACGGCTGCCCCACTTGCCTTCGCCGACCCTGCCACCCCGTGGCTCTGCCTCGGATGGGTGACGACCGAGGGCGGGACCTTCGGCATCGAGGACGAGTCCACCGACGTCCAGGCGGCCGGCTCGCTGGAGCCCATCCGCACCCTGATGACCCGGTCGACGAAGACGATGCAGGCCACCTTCCAGGAGGCCCTTAACCCACTGGTGCGCAGCCTGTACGACAACGTGCCGCTGGCGTCCCTGGAGCCCACCACGGGCACCGTGACGTACGGCCTGCCCGACAAGCCGAACGACCTTCGGTACGCGTTCCTCTTCGACTCCGTCGACGGCGACAAACGCAACCGCCTCTACATGCCGAACGGCAAGGTGACCGCGAGGGGCGAAGAGCAGGCACAGACCACTGACGTGTGGCCGGTGCAGCTCACGTTCACCTTCTACAAGGGCCTCACGAGCCCAGCTGTGTCGCGCTCCATCGACTACGGCGAGGTCGACGTCTCGGGCTTCTTCCCCGAAGGCCCGTAATGACCAGCGACGCCCTGTACCGCGCGGGTCCGGGGCGTCGCTTCATTCCCAATTCCAGCTCCACAAGACCCGCGCCAGAACCACAAACACCTTGACTTAGGAGACCCGCGCCCATGACTGACATCACCCCCGCAGAGGCCCAGGAGATCGAGGCGACCGAGGAGTACGGCACGGCGACGCTCTGCGGCACCGAGCTGCGCGTCAAGCCTGTGACCGAGTGGCGGCCGTCGTACCTTCGAGCCCTCCGCCAGGCCGACTACGACACCTGGGCGGCCGGCGTGCTCCATGAGGATGACGTTCAGACCTTCATCGAGCTGGACGGCACCATCGCGGAGATCACGCAGTTCACCTCCGACGCCATGGAGTCCGTCGGGGAGGCCCCGGGAAAGTCTTCTGGACGTGCGAAGTCCTCACGGAGCACGCGGAAGCGCTAGAGGCTGACATCCCGCGGTATTACCCCGGAGCCCGACTCCTGGACGTGTACCGCGGGACGGTGTCCCTCCGCACGATGCGGATTTGGATCGAAAACCTCCCGCAGGAGTCGGCGACGAAGACTGCGCTGCGGAACAACATCCCCGACGACGTTATGGCGCAGGCCAGCGACAACTACCGGCCTGATAGGGCGCAGTGGAGCCGTTTGGAGACGCTCGTCGTGGAGTTGAAGGACCAAGTCATTCTCAGCCGGAACTTCGCCATCGCAGCATCCGGCGGAACGCCTCCGGAGTTCAGCCCGACCCCGCGCCCCGGGGTCCCCCCGACGTCGACGGCCTCTAAGCGGCTGACCGACGAGCAGCGCCGCGCTATCGATCCGCGGCTGAGAAACCAGCCGAAGGAGGCGTAGCAGTGGCGGATCTTGACATTGTCGGCGGTGCAGCCGTTGACGTCGTCCCCGTAATCCCGCAGTTCCACGCGAAGCTGAAGGCCCTCGTCCTCCCGATCGCCGACCGTGTCGGCCGGGAGGCCGGGGAGCGTATGGGGGAGGCGATCAGCAACAACATCGTCGTCGCCATCCCCAACGCCATCATCCGCGGGGGCCAGGCCGGCGTTCGCGCCGCCGGTCGTCAGGGTGACGACGCGGGTGGCGCATTCGCGCGCAGCATCCGGCGCAAGCTGGAAGTCGCCTTCAAGGCCATGCCCAAGCTCGACATCCGACTGGGTGACACCGGAGTCGACGCGGAGCTGGCTCGTCTCCGGGCTCGGATGGAGACCCTTCGCAACAAGACGATCGGCGTCGACATCTCCACTGCCGAGGCGGAGCGACAGATCATCCGCATCGACGCTGAGCTGAAGCGGCTCGGGTCATCCCACGCTGACGTCGACGTCCGGGCGGACACGGCAACGGCTCGCGCAGCCCTGGCGGCTATCCGAGCCGAGATCGCTGCCGTGGACAACACCGACGTAGACATCGACGTCAAGGTCAACGCCACAGGGGCCGCGAGCGCGCTCCTTGCGCTCACCATCCAAGCAGCCGCTCTTGTAGCGATCCCGCTCGGCCCCGTCCTGGCTGCCGGCCTCGGTGCCGTTGTCTCGATGGCGAGCGCCGCAGCGATCGGCGTGGGCGCCGTCGGCCTGGCCGCTGCTCCCGCCATCAAGGGCGTCATGGACGCCATCAAGGCAAAGACGGCAGCGGAGAAGGAAGCCGCCACCGCCACCGACGACAGCGCAAAGAAGACGCAGCAGGCCGCACAGCGTGCCCTTCAGATGGCAGGCGCACAGGCGTCTCTCGCCTCCGCCCACCGGAATGCCGCACGGTCCATCGCGTCAGCCGCCCGCGGGGTAGAGGACGCGGAGCGTGGGGTAGCCGACGCTGTACAGCGTGCTGCCGATCAGCGCAGGGCCTCCGCCGACGACATCCGTCGCGCGCAGGATGGCCTTGCCGACTCCCACCGTCGCCTCCGTGACGCGCAAGAGACGCTCACCGACGCCAACCGGACGGCCCAGGACGCTCAGGAGAACCTCACCCGAGCCCGTGCCGACGCCGCTCAGAAGCTCCGGGACCTAAACGACGAGATCGCGAACGGCGCTCTGGACCAGAGGGAAGCCACCCTCCGCGTCCAGCAGGCGCAGCACGATCTCAACCGCACCAAGATGGACGCTGCCGTCGGCAAGGCGACGCAGCTCGACCTGGACCAGGCGCAGCTTGCCTACGACCGGGCCGTGGAGCGGGCCAAGCAGCAGAAGGCGGACCACAAGGAGCTGCTGAAGTCCGCGGCCGACCAGCGCAAGGCGGGCGTCGAAGGCAGCGAGGCAGTTCAGTCCGCCGCGGAACGCCTGGCCGACGCTCAGAAGGGCGTACGGGATCAGACGGAGGCTGTCGCCGGTGCACAGAAGGGCGTACGTGACGCCGCCGTGGCCGTGGCGGACGCTCAGTCGAAGGCGGCCCGGTCCCAGCAGGAGTCGGCCCGAGCGGTCGCCGACGCACAGCGCGGTGTGTCCGACGCCATGCAGGCCGCCGCGGAGGCGCAGGTATCTGCCGCGGAGCAGATTGCAACGGCGGAGCGTGGACTTCAGTCGGCTCGACTCGCTGGCATCGACACCACGACGCAGGCAGTCACCAAGGCCGACGAGTATCGCAAGGCCCTCGCGAAGCTGACACCGGAAGGGCGGTCCCTCTTCAAGGCGATAGCCGGCCCCGGCGGGCTGGTCGAAGGATTCAAGGCGTGGTCCAAGGAGTTGAGCCCTGACGTAGTACCGCTCTTCACGCGCGCAGTTGTCGGTCTGAAGAACTCGCTTCCCGGACTCAAGCCGATTGCGCAGGGTGCGGCGGACGGCCTGGAACGGCTGATGGACCGAGCGTCGGCCGACATGAAGGATGACCCGTTCTGGGCGTCGTTCAAGAAAGACCTGGACGAGAGCGTTGGGCCCGCAGTTGAAGGGTTCGGCGTCGCGTTTGGCAACGTCATCAAGGGCATCGCGGGGGTCATCGACGCGTTCCTCCCCAAGATGGATGGCATCGCGAAGAAGTCCGACAGCATCACGGGTCGTTTCGCGAAGTGGGGGACGAGCCTCAAGGGATCCCCGAAGTTCGAGAAGTTCCTCGCGTACGTCAAGGACACAGCGCCCGGTCTGGCCAGTTTCATCGGCGATGTCTTCGGAACCATCGTCGACGTGACGAAGGCACTCCAGCCCCTGAGCGCCGCGATGTTCGAAGTCCTGGACCCGGTGTTCACCGCCGTCCGATGGCTGCTGACGAACATTCCAGAGCTAGTCATCGCCCTCTTCTCGCTCGTTGCAGCACAGAAGCTGATCACCCTCGGAATGGCCGCCTTCGCCGGCGCCATGATCCTGTATCAGTCCGTGATGATCATCGCGACCATCGCGACGGCGGGATGGGCGGTGGCGCTGAATGCGACGGGAATCGTTCCGATCATCCGGGCTATCGTGCTCGTGGTCGGACTCCTGGTCGCTGCCGTTATCTACGCGTACAAGAACTGGGACTGGTTCCGAGTGACGGTCGACACCGTCGCGCGAGCAATTAAGACGGCAGCTCTGTGGATCTGGGACAACGGTCTGAAGCCCGCCTTCACTGGAATGTGGGCGGCCATGAAGGCCGTCGGAGCAGCAGCCGTCTGGCTGTGGGACAACGCCCTGGGCCCGGTCTTCAGCTTCCTCTTCAAGTGGGGGAAGATCCTGGTCACGGCCCTGATCACAGCCTTCCTCGTCCCCGCAGTCATCGCCTTCAAGCTCCTGGGGGCCGTCGGAAAATGGCTCTGGGAGAAGGCGATCGGCCCGGCTTTCCGGCAGATCGCCGCTGACGCGACGTGGCTCTGGAAGAAGGTTCTCCAGCCAACGTTCCAGTGGATCGGAGACAAGGCGGTATGGATCTACGACAAGGCGATTAAGCCTGCTTTCAAGTGGATCTGGGATCGCTTCAAGCTCGTCGGAGAAGGCGCCCAATGGCTTTGGGAAAAGGCCATCCGTCCGGTCTTCAACTGGATTTCCGACAAAGCGACTTGGCTCTACAACAAGGGTGTCAAGCCGCATTTTGACAACATCAAACACGCCATGGGTCTCGTTGCTGACTCCTTCGGGAAGGCAAAGACGGACATCAAGAAGGCGTGGGACCAGATCGCGGGCATCGCCAAGAAGCCCGTGAAGTTCGTGATCGACAAGGTCTACAACGAGGGCATCGTCCCGCTGTGGAACAGGGTAGCCAGCATTACCGGCGCCGACCCCCTGAAGACATTCAAGGGATTCCACACCGGTGGCGTGATGGACGGCTACTCGCCCGGTCGTGACGACCGCATCATCGCCGTTGGCGGTGGCGAGGCAATCATGCGCCCCGAGTGGACGCGCGCTATCGGCGAGGACCGGATCAACCAGTGGAACGCGGCTGCCCGTTCAGGCGGCATCAGCGGCGTTCAGCGAGCGATCTCCTCTGGAATGCCCGCCTACAAGGACGGGGGCATCGTCGGCTGGTTCAAGGACAAGGCGAGCGACGCCGGGAACTTCCTTTCTGGGCTGACGGATTACATTGATCCGGCGAAGCTTTTCGCCAAGGCAAAGGGCTTCATCACGAGCAAGATGGCGCCCATCCTGGAAAACCCCTGGTCGAAGCAGATCGCCAAGATGCCGCTCAAGATGCTCTCCGGCCTCAAGGACGCCGCCCTCAACGTCTTCGGCTTCGGGGGCGGAGGCGGAGGCCAGTGGGCCAAGCCCGTGAACGCCGCGTACGGCACGCCTTTCGGTAAGAAGGGCGCGATGTGGTCCTCCGGTCAGCACACAGGACTGGACTTCCCCGCCGCCGTCGGTACAGCCGTCAAGGCGGTCGCAGCCGGCAAGGTCGCGATGGCCAAGTCCGGTGGCCCGTACGGCAACCACATCATGCTGAATCACGGTGGCGGCCTGACGTCGCTCTATGCCCACCTCTCCAAGATGCTGACGTCTGTCGGCGACACGGTGAAGCAGGGCCAGAAGATCGGCGAAGTCGGGAGTACCGGCAACTCCAGCGGCCCTCACCTCCACCTGGAGGCGCGGGTCAACGGAAAGGCTGTCGACCCCATGAGCTACCTGACGGGTGGCGGGGGAACCGGCGGTGGCGGCAAAGGTGTCGAGCGCTGGAGGTCCACCGTCAAGGCGGCCCTTCAGGCGACTGGCAACCCGCTTTCGTACGCGGACCTGACCCTGCGACGGATGAACCAGGAGTCCGGCGGCAACCCAACGGCCGTCAACAACTGGGACATCAACGCGAAAAATGGCACTCCGTCGGTCGGCCTCATGCAGGTCATCAAGCCGACCTTCGAGGCGTACGCGGGCATGTTCCGCAAGCAGGGCCCGTTCAAGCACGGGGTCTCGGTCGATCCGATGGCGAACATCTTCTCGTCCATGCGCTACGCCAAGGCCGCGTACGGATCCCTTCCGACGGCGTACAACCGCCCCGGCGGCTACGCCAAGGGCGGCTTCCCGCAGATCGGCGAGATGGCGTGGGTCGGCGAGAAGGGCCCGGAGCTACTGGAGTTCCTCACCCCGACGAGGGTGCACAGCAACAGTGACTCCATGGCCATCGCCCGAGCGACGCAGAGCATCCCGGCGCAGGGCTCCGGCCAGGCCCCGAGCATCACCGCCGACGTCCACGTCTACGTCGGAGACCGCGAGATCACCGACATCGTGCGCGTGGAGGTCGACGCCCGCCACGACGAAACCGCATTGGCACTAGGAACTGGAAGGTACCTCTGATGAGCGAGACCCCGCCTGAGGTTGGCCCGTACCCGGAGCCCGATCCGGACCCCGGACCGTCCCCGGTCTACCCCGCGCCGCCTCCGATCGAGGCTCCGCCCCGGAACCCTGCCGACGAGTACAACCCCGGCAGCAACGACGGCGCGAACGGTGGCGTGGGCGACGGCGGGGGAGACGGAGGCGGTGACGGCGGATGAGCGTAGCGTCCAACCTGCTGCCCACCAACACGTCGGGCATCGAGACGGACACTAGCGGGTGGACGGCGGGAGCGAACACCACGCTCTCGAAGTCCACCCGCTTCTACGCCGGCGCCGCAAGCCTCGGCCTGACCGCCACGGCAGCCGGCTCTGTCACGGCCACAATCTCCGCTCGCGTGGCGGTGGTGGCCGGCCAGGAGTACACGGCGTACAGCTACTGGGCCAACGTCGTTGCGGCTGCTGGCCGTTCGGCGACGATCCGCGTCGACTGGTACGCGGCCGTGTCCGGCGGAACGGCGATCAGTTCCGTCACGTCGGCCGCCAGCGCGCTGCCCAACGCAACAACCTGGCAGACGCCCCCACCGATCCTCATTGGCACCGCCCCCGTGGGCGCTCAGTACGCCTCCGTCACGGTCACGTGCACTGGGCTAAGTGCCGGTGCGACGGTCGTGACGGACGTGGTGTCGTTCGGGCTGCCGTACGGTGCCGCCGGGAACGGCATTCCGTACAACGTCCAGTCGATGGAGGTGGACGCATCCGGTTGGTCAGCGCACGCCAACGCAACCGTTGACCGGTCGTCGGCCCTGGCGTACGAAGGCTGGTACGGGCTACGAATCGTGTCTGTAGCTGCGGGCTCCGTGGAGTCGCGCCAGGTGGTCCGCATCCCCGTTACGGCGGGTGTGGAGTACGTCGCCAGCGCGCAGGTGAACGCGGGCGCCGCAGGACTGGACTTTGAAGTCCAGGTTCTGTGGTACGACGCGGGAGGCGTCGGCATCGGCGCACGGTACCGGCAGAACTGGACCCTGGACGCCGGAGCTTGGACGCGCTGTTCCCTCATCGGCGCAGCCCCGCCCGGAGCCGCGGAAGCCCGGATCGCGTGGGGTCCGACGGCTACGGCTGCGGGCCAGGTCTGGACCGTCGACTCCGTGATTCTCCGACCGTCGCCGATCCCGGCCGGCTCCATCATCGGCTACAACACGCAGTCGATCGAGGTGGACGCATCCGGGTGGACTGCGGTCTCCGGGTGCACCATCAGCCGCACAACCGAGACGGCGTGGGAGGGAGGTGCGTCCCTTCGTATCGACGAGACTGGCAGCTCCGGCATGGACGCCACGGTCTCCATGAGCGCTCCGGTGCCGGTCGTGCCTCGCCAGGCGTACCAGGTAACGCCCCGGTTGAAACTGGGTGCAGGCCCGGCGGGGCGGCAGTTCGTCACAACGTACCGCTGGCTCAATGTGGCCGACGAGCTGATCCGAGCGACGAACTCCACCTGGTCCCTGGGATCGTCTACGGGAACGGGCTGGTACACCCCGCCGACCAGCTCCGTCGCACCGACGGGGGCATCCTCGCTAGTTGTGAGCTTTCGCGTCGCTTCTTCGATCGTCGGGCAGCCGGCGTACCTGGACGACGTACAGATCGTGCCCGGTGGCCTGGCGGCAATCGCCGACCCGGTACCGACGAGCTACAGCACCTCCATCGCCCTCCAAGGCTTGACGAGCGGCGGCTATACGTACTGGGGGCTATGGCGGCAGGGCGGCGATGGCGCACTGGTGCCGATACGCGGCCCGCAGGGCGATCTGTCTCAGGTCGCCATTGTCGGCGACACGACGGTGGTGGAGGACTACGAGGCCCCGCTAGGGGTTCAGGTCCGCTACTACCTCAAGGTTTGGACCGGCAGCAGCTACCGGGCCGTACTGTCCGACCCCGTAGTGATCCCCGAACCGGTCTCCACAGAGATCGTCATCAAAGACCCCGGCCTCCCCGCCAGGCAAACCACGGCCGTCGTCTCCAAGGGCGGTCAGCCGACGTGGACCCGGCGAGCCCGACAGGGTGTCAACCCGGTCCGCGGACGGTCCCGCCCGATTGTCATCTCCGACATGCGCACATCGCGCGAGGGGACGATGACGCTGGTCACGGAGACTGCGGAGGATCTCGCCTCGATGTGGTGGCTCCTGGAGACCGGAAACGTCTTGCTGATTCAGTGGCCGTCCATTTGGGGCGAGCGCGACGTCTACGTGGCCGTCGGTGACGTCGCGGAGGCCCCGGTCGTGGAGTACGCGGAGTACACCGACCGCACGTGGACCGTACCCCTGACGGAGGTGGACCGCCCCATCGGCGGCGCCACCGGATCCGCAGGCCGGACGTGGGCGACGGTCCTGGCCGATCACGTCGACGGAATGGAGCTGCTCACCTCGTACGCCTCGTGGCTGGGCGTCTACACCGGACTGGAAGGGACCTGATGCAGCCTGTAAGCAGTCAGTTCCTCACGGCCCTGACGACGTCCCACTCCATGACGGTCAGCGTAAGCGCCATGCTCGGCTCCCTAGTCACCATCCCCGCCGTGCCCGTTACGGACGGGGCGGTGACGGTGGACCGGGGGAGCAAGGTCCGACGATCGCTCTCCCTGACGGTGGCGGATCCGAAACTCCTTCCATGGGGGGAGGCGGATCCGCTCGCCGTTTACGGTCAGAAGCTGATCGTCACCCGGGGAATCCGATTCGCCGGCGGGCAGATCGAGAGCGTTCCGCTGGGCACCTTTCGCATCAACGAGCCATCGGGCGACACCCTTTACGGGCCCGTCACCCTGACCGGGCAATCGTCGGAGTGCTACATCATCGACGACAAGTTTATGGCGCCCGCATCAACGCGAGGCTATGCGTTGTGCGTAGACGCGATGGAATACCTCATCCGGCAAACGCTACCCGACGCCGTAATCGTCAACGCAACGGCGGGAACGCGCAACCCGGCATGCGCCATCGCGACGTGGGATACCGGTGCCGACCGATGGGACGCCGTTCAGCAGATCGCCCTTTCGATGCAAGCCGAGATGTACGTCGATGCCCTGGACCGGTTCGTGATCGCCGATATCCCCAACGTCTCAACAGCTTCCGTTGTCTGGGACATCGCGGAGGGCGAGGGCGGAACGCTTATGTCCGTCGCTCGGACAATGTCCCGAACCACGGTCTACAACGCCATCGTGGCGAGCGGTGAAAACACCGCCTCCGGCGTAGCACCGGTGAGCGCCGTTGCCTACGACACGAACCCGCTCAGTCCGACGCGCTGGGGTGGCCCATTCGGTCGTGTGCCGAAGTACATTTCGTCAGCGCTTTGGGTGACCACCGGGGCCTGTCAAGCCGCCGCGGACTACGCCCTATTCGACGCCACGGCACGGAATGTGCAGCTTTCCATTGCCGCCATCCCAAACCCCGCGCTGGAAGCCGGCGACTGCCTCCGAATCTCGCACACCGGCCGCAAGGAGCTGGCTATCGCCCAGTCCTTCAGCATCCCTCTGACGGCTGAGGGCTCGTCCTCGTTGACTCTCCGGGGTGGGAAGGAAGAGACACCGTGACCGCACGTCAGAGCCTCTCAGAGGCCATCCAGCGGGCCGCCGTCCGAGCCGTGCAGCAGGAGGCGGGCGGCTGGCTGATTGCCACCGTAACGGCCGTCAACAGCGGTGGCACAGTCGACATCTCCACCGCCCGCGGACCCGTCGTCGCAGTGCGCCGGCTGAAGTCCTACGCCTCCCCGACAGTGGGCGACAGGGTGAAAGTGGATTTCAAGCCCGACGGCAACTGGATCGTAATTGACGCACTCGCGTCGTGAGGAGCGAATGAATGCCTACCGCTGACGGCTACAACCAGAAGATTCAGTACCCGGTTCTGAGCGACGCACCAAACATCGAACTGGCCTTCCAGACCGTAGTGAACGGGCTCGTTGCCCAATCGGTGCTGAAGTTCGCCAACGCCAACGAGCGTTCCGCCACCCTCGTAGGCTCCTTCTCGCCCGTTCCCGGGATGATCACGTACCTAATCGCCGAAGACCGGTGGGAGGCCTACCGGGCCAACGGCAAATGGCTGCTGATGTCCGACGGCCCTTGGACCCCCCTGACGATGGCAAACTCCCATCAGCCGAACTCTGGCTCTCCCGGGTGGCGTCGAAAGGCAGGGGGAGGAATTGAGCTGCGAGGGCGAATTCAGCCGCTCCCCGGAAACAACCTCTGGGACAACGGAACGCTGGTCAACTTCGCCAACCTGCCGTCCATCGCGGCCCCGGCGTCGCTCAGAAACTTCATCGTGGCGTCCAATCGGATCAACACTTCGGCAACGGTGTCGCACTACACGTGCCGGGTGGAAATCAGGGCCACCGGAACCATGTGGTACGACTGCGAAGCCGGCGGGGGTCTGACAATCGGCGCAACTCAGGCGTGGTTCACCTTGGATGGAATTCAGTTCAGCGCAGCCGACGACTAGCCCACACACCGCACGCCATTCACGCCCCGCAGCGACGGGGCTTTTTCTATGCCCTGGAGGGGGATCTCGTGGCCACACCCATGACCGCAACTCAGTTCGTCAAGGCGCTGGAGGATGAAGGCGTCGACGTCAAGGAGTACCGGAGTTGGCGGACGCACAACCGGAACCACAAGGGGCCGTGGAGCAACGTCAACGGCGTCGTCATCCACCACACCGCCGGCACGAACAGCCTGGCCCTCTGCTACGACGGCATGATCGGGCTACCTGGCCCGCTCTGCCACACGCACCTTGCCAAGAGCGGCGTCGCGACGATGGTCGGCCACGGACGTGCGAACCACGCGGGCAGCTTCCCGACGAACGCGTTCAACGCGATGCTGAACGAGTCGTCCACGCACCCTCGCCCCTCGGGCCCGGAGAACGTCGACGCCAACGCCCGCACGTACGGCATCGAGATTGAGAACCTGGGCAACGGTAAGGACTTCTACCCGAAGCGCCAGTACGACGCTGCTGTCCGCTGGGCCGCAGCAATCTGCCGTTTCCACGGCTGGAGCGCCGACTCCGTCATCGGGCACAAAGAGGGGACGACCCGCAAGATCGACCCCAAGGGTCCGATCGGCGACAAGGACGGCCCGCCGTTCGACATGAACCAGTTCCGGCGTGACGTCGACGCCCGGCTGGCGAAGGACGAGAAGCCGAAGCCCACCACGCCGTCGAAGCCGTCGACTCCGACGAAGCCAGCCAAGCCCGCTACTCCGGCGAAGCCCGTCGTCGACCTGTCGAACCTGATCGTCGCAGCTCGCCGTGACCCGGACCTCAAGCAGGGCGGCACCACGCACCCCGCCGACGTCAAGATCGTCGAAGCGGCGCTCAAGGTGGAGGGCCTGCTCGGCGCCTCCTACGCCAAGGACGGCAGCTTCGGCAGCCTGACCCGTGCCGCGTACTCCGCCTGGCAGCGCCGGTGCGGCTACTCCGGCTCCGCGGCCGACGGCATCCCGGGCAAGGCGTCGCTGGAGAAGCTGGGCGCCAAGCGCGGCTTCAAGGTCAAGGCGTGACCCATGGGACCTGACATCCTCGTCGCCGTCATCGCTGCTGCATCCGCTCTGGGTGTCGCGATGGTGACGGCGCTTCCCACTCTCCTTACGGTTCTTCGACGCACCCAGGCAGCCACACAAACTGCTGTGGAAGACCAGGGTGAGGAGACCCGCGCCGTCACCCTGGACGCCCTGGACGCCGTCGGTAGCCGCCTCCAAGCGCGCTTCGACGCCCGCATTGACGACCTTCGCAGCGATCTGCGCGACGACATCGACGACGTCCGCGAGGACATCACGCGCGTCCGTGAGTGGCAGGCAGGCCACGACGCAGAGCACATCATCAGCCGCCCCCGCACTGGAGGAGACGCCGCATGAGCATGCCGCCTGGCATCGCTACCGTCACACTGACCGGCCGCTATCTCCGCCCCGACGGAACTCCGCTCAAGGGCACGGTCACCATTGCGGCCCCAAGCCTCGTCACTTTACCGGGAGCCGACACCATCAGCGCCGGCGCTGCGACGGTGACGCTGGATACGACCGGCGCCTTTTCTGTCCTACTGATCTCCACGGATCAGATGGACATGCAGCCGACGGACTGGGCGTACGTCGTCAGCGAGAAGTTCACGGACATCGCAGCTCGGACCTACGCGATCCGGCTCCCCGCTGACGTTCCCGTGGTCTCGATCGCCGACATCGCGCCGTCCGACCCGAGCACAGGTCAGTACGTACTCGTCCCAGGCCCAACGGGACCCGCAGGTGCGTCGATCCTGACGGGCACCGGAACGCCATCGCCGCTCCTGGGCGGCAACGGAGACATGTTCGTCGACAAGACTGTTGGCGCCGTCAAGCTCTACGGCCCGAAGGCGTCCGGCGCCTGGCCCGCGGAGGGTGTGGCGCTGGGAGGCGGAGGCCTGATCGCATCCGTCAACGGCCAGACCGGCACGGTCTCCCTGACCGCCGGTGACGTCGGAGCCCTGCCGCGAGCAATCAAGACCGTGTCAGCGCTGACGGCCCAGAGCCTCTTCTACATCGCACACCGTGGGTCCGGCGCTGAGCTGGGGGCGGAGCACACCCTCGACGCGTACGAAGCGGCGGTTGCTGCCGGCGCTCAGGCGATCGAGGTCTCCGTACGCATGACCGCCGATGGCGTACTGGTCTGCGGCCACGACGAGAGCCTGGAGCGGACGACGTACAGCGTGGGAAACTTCGCTGACTGGAACTACACCGCGCTCAAGAGCAAGGTGCTGACGAACGGGCGACTCCTCCTCGGCCAGGGCACCGTCGATGTACCACCTCCGACGCTGCGAGAGGTGCTTGACCGCTTCCTGGGGCGCGTCGTGATCTTCCTGGAGCCGAAGAGCAACGCGAGCGTTCCCGCGACGCAGCAACTCCTCACGGACTTCTACCCGCACGCCAAGGACAGCGTCGTGTGGAAGAACTACTACACGAACAACTCCTTCCCGTGGGCAAAGGGAGCTGGCTTCACCACGTGGGGCTATGTCGACGCCACCACCACCGACGAGCAGATGAACGCCGTGGCCGCCGACGTCGACATGTGGGGCGTACCGACGGCCATGAGCGACGCCCGGATCACCGCCGTCGTGGCCCGTGGTAAGCCCGTCATCTCCTGGGAGGTCCACCGCCGCTCGGAGCGCAACCGGCTGGCTGGCCTGGGCGTGAGGGGCATGATGTGTGCCCAGATCGTCTACGTCCGCCGCACAGGGGCCTCCCGCACGTCCGACGACTGGGCGACGCAGGTGCGGGCCCCGGGCGACATGGGGACGATCAACTACGACCACGTGTCGGCGCTCAAGTTCGACGACGCAGGCGGATCGGTATTCATCAACGCCCTGCCGAACCGGTCCGTGCTGCTTGGCTCCCTGAGCAACCCAGCACCGCCCACGACGTACACGATCCACTTCTCCATGATGTTCGAGGGCGTACCGGGAACCACGGAGCATGCGGGCATAGCGTTCGGCAAGGACTCCGACGATGCGTACCGCTTCAACCAGGTCAACGCCAGCGGCGGCTACCACGTGGCAGTCCGCGGTAATGGTGACCTCCAGCTCTACACGCACGCCGCAGGGGTCACGTCCGGTACGCAGCTCGGGACCACGCCGTCAGCCGCTCCGACGGCCGGCGGGTGGATGACGTTCACGGTCCAGGTCACTCCGACACAGCTCATCCTGACACGGACGGACCTGGAGACCCCGGTGGCGCTCACGGTGTCCAACGCGGCTCACCGTGGCGGCTACATGCACCTCTCCGCCGGTTCCGTCTCGTCGCTGGCGAACAAGCCGCACTGGAAGGCGTTCTCCGTCACCGCGTAAAGAATCATGCTTCCGCGTGAAACATCCGCGCTCTAACCCCACATAACCCAATCGTCAGAACGGGTTATGTGGGGAGATCGCATGGGCAACATCGGCATCATCGGACGGGCGCGCGTCGGCAAGGACACCGCCGGCCAGTGGCTCGTCGACAACCGCGGGTACCGGCGGATCGGGTTCGCTGACCCGCTCAAGGAAGCAGCGCTGAAGGTGGACCCGCTCATTGAGCAGATCGACATGGCGTTCCTTGGCGTCGACGAGCACCCCGACGTTCGCCTGTCGGAGCTGGTACGTAAGTACGGCTGGGAGGAAGCGAAGGAGGCCCCAGAGGTCCGTCGCTTCCTCCAGGAGCTGGGCGCCGCAGTCCGCGCCATCGATGAGGACTTCTGGCTCCGGGCCGCTATGAAGCGGGTCCAGGAGGCCAACGAATCGGGCGTCCCTGCCGTCATCACCGACGTCCGGTACCCCAACGAGGCGGCGTCGCTCAAGCGCGCGGGCTTCCACCTGGTCTACATCGAGCGGCCCGACGTGGAGCAGCTCGTCCATGAGAGCGAAGGCGCGCTGGGGCCGGAGGACGCCGGGTGGACGATCCACAACGACGACGATCTGGAGTCCTTCCTCGTCGACGTCGAAGGCTTCGCGTACCACGTGGAGCGAACCGAGTCCCGCCGTCACTACGCCCGATCTCACTGACCGAAAGGCACTCATGCGCAAGATCTTCGACCACATCAACGACGCACTCCTCCGCGCCTACGTCCAGCTCCAGATCCTCGCGGCCACTGAGCCCGTGCGGCTCCGTTCCGTCCTGACGTCGGCCGCCCTGGCGCTCGCCTTCTTCATCCCCTCGCTCGCACAGGCTGACATCACGGATCACATCGTGACCGTCGGTGCCGTCGCCCTGCCGATCCTGGTGGGGGAAAGCGCACGGAGCAAGGTCTCGCCGACTGACCCTGCGGACGAGGCTTAAGCAACCCTTAGCCCTAGGCAAAGCTTGACCCAAGACATCCAGCCCCCTACCCGCCGTAACGGCAGGTAGGGGGCTTTTTGCGTTTCCGGCGACGTGAGTCGACTCGCGCGGGACCATACACCCAACGTTGTGTCGGTCGACATACCCACCGTACTCTTCGGGATATGTCGACCTCACCCGGACCGCTGCTTCAGGCCCTGGAGGGCCTGTGGGACCGCCTTCAGGCGGAACATGCGGAGCTGCCCCCCGTACGCATCTCAGTCTCTCCCACGCCCGTCTCGGCCAGTCACCCGCCCGAGCGGTGGAGGAAGGCCGCGGAGGACCCCCATATCGTCACCGGCCTCGTCGTCAGTGCTGACACCATGCGCGAAGGGGAGGAGGCCGTCGTGACGGACGTCCTCCATCAGGCCGCGCACCTGTTGAACTGGACCCGCAACATCACCGACACCACCGTCCGCGGGGCGTACCACAACAACCGGTTCCTGGAGGCCGCGCAGGAGCTGGGCCTCTACTGGCCCACTGGTCGTCCCCGCATCAGCGGCCGGGGCTACGCCACGCCTGAACTGACGGAAGGCGCCCGGAGCCGGCACGAACAGACGATCAAAGAACTGACCGACGCTATCCCACGCGTCCTCCCGCACCTCGTCGCCCCGACGCCCTCCAGGACCCGCGCCCCAGACCGGCTGACCCTCGAATGCGGCTGTGACGAGCCGCGTAAGATCAAGATCAGCCCGACGGTTGCGGCGTTGGGATCTATCACCTGTGGCGTCTGCGGTCAGAACTTCCGCTGACGCAGGGTGGTCTAGCCCGCCGTAGTGACTTGCGCTACGGTGGGCTCGCCCCCACATCTTGCGAGAGGTCACGATGAGCGCTGAGCTGGACCGCCCTGCGGGACACGATATCGACGTGTCCCTTGACGACCTGCCCACGCTCCAGCTTGACGACATCAGGCAGGAATCGGAGGGCGCCCTCGTCGCCCGCGGAGCCGCGTACGCCAAGGAGTACGCAGCGATTCAGGGCAAGGCGACAACGCTCCTGAAGAACCTTGCCATCACGCAAGTAGCCCTGCGCATCAAGTACGACGACATGCGTGGCCAGAGCGGCGCGTACCGAGCGGTCGTGGCGGATATGTACGCCGGCCTCGGGCTGCCCGAAGAACGCGTTGACCAGATGCAGGCGACCGTCAGGTACCACATCGGCAACCTCATCCGACGCCATATGACGCCGCGGGAACTGGAAGCCGCAGGGCTGCGCAAGGACACCCCCATCGAGCGACAGCGCGACGAACGAGCCGCACGAGCAATCGTCCTCCAGGCGCATAAGGCGACGGTTGCTGTTGAGGAGTCGACTCCTCCACCCCGCTCCCGGAAGAACGCAGCCGACGAGGAGGGCACCGAGCCTGCCGGCCACGTCGTCAAGGCAACGGCCGATCACCTGCGCCTGGCAGAGGTCGCACTGAACATGTTGGGCAAGTTCGATCGAAACGTGATCAAAACGCACATGACGGACGGGCAGCGAGCGAAGCTCGATCGGGAGCTGCGACAGATGGAGCGGGAGATCCTCCGACTGCGGAAGCTCACGCAGAAGCCCATCTCAAAGGGCTGATCGCCGCTCCACGTCGACCTGCACATCCTCGTCCCGAGGTCAGATTGGCCAATCTGGCCAAACTAGACCCTTATTTTCCTTCTCTCTAACGCGCGTTAAGGAGAAAGGAAAATAGGGGTCTAGTTTGTCGTTCTGGCCAGACTGACCCGGGAGGGAGAGGGGCCGAAAAGATCTTCAAGTCGCGTGAAACATCCGCGCCCCGCCCCCACATAACTAAGGCGTAAGGGAGAACGGCAGCGACGACGAGGAGGCCACATGGCCGGAGTCAGCACGATCAAGCGCGGCGGAAGCCGCTTCTATGTGGACCCGAGTGACGGAGCGATCAAGGTCCCGGGCGTGACGTCGGTGGTCGGGATGCTTCCGAAGGACTTCCTGACGTACTGGGCGGCGAAGCAGTCGGCGGAGGCGGCAGTCACCAACTGGGACATCGTCTCGAAGCTCTGCGAGCGTGACCCCGCGGGCGCCATCGACTACCTGAAGAACGCCCACCGCCGCACATCGAAGGCAGCGAGCGACCTCGGGTCGACGGCTCACGACTACTTTGAGCGCCTCGCGCGAGGGGACAGCGTTCCGCTCCGTCAGGTACACGCCGACGTCAAGCCGCACGTCACCTACTTCAAGCAGTTCCTGGACGAGGTGCAGCCGGAGTTCCTCCTCCTGGAGGAGACGGTCTGGAGTGACGAGCACCAGTACGCCGGCTCCTTCGACGCCATTGCCAAGGTGGACGGGGAGGTGGTGATCATCGACTGGAAGACGAGCAAGGCCGTTTACGACTCGGTCGCTCTCCAGCTCGCGGCTTACCGCTACGCCGACCGCATCATCCTGGCGGAGAGCGGGGAGTCCGTCGACGTTCCGCCGATGACTGGCGGAGCCGTGCTTCATGTCCGCCCGGATTCCTGGAAGTTCGTCCCCGTAGAGTGCGGCGAGGACGTGTTCGCTGCCTTCCTGGCACTGCGCAAGGTGTTCGACTGGGAACGCGACGGCAAGCGGGGTGTCGTCGGCCGGCCCATCGCCAAGGGCGGGGAGACCGAGACCGGCACGATGCGGAGGGCGGCGTGATGACTCTGAGCGAGCTGTTCACGGCCTTCAGCAACGAGCGTACGCGGTACCGGGACTCCGAAGTCCGAGCCACCATCGACCGACTGGAGTCGGCCGCAGAGGCGGCCATGTACAAGGAGAACGAGATCGGAGGCGAGGCTCGCCGGGTCGTGGGCGACGTTGCCGCAGCTCTGGGCGTTGTCCTGGGTGACACCGGGCCGCGCATGTCGGTCTGGGACCCGGCGAATATGCGACGGGTGGTAGCTGAAGCACAGCGCTTGCGTGAGGACGTCGAATCGCTGAACTCTTACTCTGCGCGCATCGAGCGGGAGCGGGAGCAGTACAGGACGGATGCGGAGACCCTGCGTCGTCAGCTCGACAGCGCACAGGCTTCGCGCGACGAGCTGGCTGCCAAGCACGCCGCCACGGTAGATCTTCTGACCATGGAGAACGAGCGCGCCAACGCCGCCATCGAGCGGGAGGAGGCTGCGGAGGAGGCCGCTACGGAGATCGGGCAGTACGCCCGGCGGATGGAGCGGGAGCGCGACGAGCATCGCAAAACCGCAGAGGAGGCCGAAGCCAAATTCCGCAAGCAGGAGCATGGCTGCGAGACTCCCGAGTCACATGCCTATGGGTGCCCGTGCGTCGACGAGCCGATCAAGTTCCGTGGCGGGAGCATCACGCTGAGCCCGGACCCGATGACCGCGGAGATCCGCTTCGACTCGGGGCCGTGGGACAGTACCACATGGTTCGTGGAGGGGGCCGATCCCGAGGATGCCCACTACGGCGTCCGCATCGACGGAGTGGTGTGGTACGAGTTCCTCCGAGCCGTATCCACCGTCAATCCGGGCGACAAGGCGCTGCGTACTGAGCTAACTGCTCTCCGCGAAGCCTACGAGAAGGTCAGTGCCGCCGCCGCGCGCTTCAGTGAGGCCTACTCGGACCGTATCGGCCGGCACGTCGAGACGTACGCAGAGCGCGACGAACTCAAGGCCACCATCGTCAGCCAGGCGCGGGAGATCGCGCGACTCAAGGGGGAGAGCGCATGAGCACGGTCTACGTCGTAACTCGCGGCGAGTACAGCGACTACGGCATCGTCCAAGTCTTCGGCGATCAGGAGTCCGCCAAGGCGTACTCCGACAGGCTCAACGCCGCAGACCCCTACGCCTACTCCGGTGTGGAGGAGTACCCCGTCCGCGGCCCTGACTTCCAGATGCCCATGTGGTCGGCGCAGGTTACGACGATCAATCACGTGGGCGTGATTAGCGGCACCGCGAATGACTCCCACACCGACGAGGCCGGCGACAATGTGGGGCGGTGTGAGACACGCGTTACCGGTGGCCGTCTGCCGCTGGAGCCTACGACGGTGCGAACCCACGGCGACGCCACGCGAGTCCCCCAGGCTCACTCCGACACCGTGGCCAAGTTGCGGGCGGAGTTGATGGGGCTGTGAGCTTCGACTTCAACAAGCCGCCGACGTACACCGTGTCCCGGGACCGAGCCCGACGCCTGTCCGCCGAACAGCGACGTCAGGCTGAGGGTGCCGCAGTGGTCGTCACCTGCGTCGTCCTGATCGCCGCCCTGCCCGTCCAGGCGTTCATCCTCATGCTCGTCATGGGTGCCGTGCACGGAGCGTTCATCGCCGTCCCCGCCATCGGCTACGGGACGTCGGTCCTGTGGATCCTGGGAGCGACCCTCCTCGCAGGCTTCACCCGGCGGCTGTTCCGCAAGTAGCACCGCAAGGCACACACGGGGGCGTCCACACCGGGCGCCCCCGCTTTGGCATGGGATGAGGAGAGAAGATGGACCAGTTCACCCCCGACTTCCGCGAGTGGCCGAAAACTCCGCGCCTCTTCCGGGAGATCGTGATTACCGAGAAGCTGGACGGCACGAACGCCGGCCTCCACATCAGCGAGGACGGCCAGGTCGTCGCGCAGTCCCGGAATCGGATCATCACGCCGGACAGCGACAACTACGGCTTTGCCCGGTGGGCGGCCGACAACGCCGACGAGCTGGCGTACATCCTCGGTCCGGGCCTTCACTTCGGCGAGTGGTGGGGCCAGGGTATCCAGCGGCGGTACGAACTGGAGGAGAAGCGGTTCAGCCTGTTCAACGTCATCCGCTGGGGCACGCAGGCTGACGAGGACGGCACGACCATGAAGTCCCGGGCGGACCAATCCGACTTGGTCGGCCGCATCGACGCCGTGCCAATCCTGTACCGGGGTGTCTTCGATCAGGACATGATCGACGCGCTGATGAAGGAGCTACGGGAGGGCGGCTCCTACGCAGCCCCCGGCTTTATGAACCCCGAGGGCATCTGCGTGTGCCACTCGCAGACCCGCAGCGTCTTCAAGGTGACGCTGGACGCGAACGACGCTGGCAAGTGGGAGGCCGCCTGATGCCCACCGAGGAAGAGATGCGCAGCCCGGATTTCTGCTGGACCCACGGGTGCCATCGCTCCGCCTGCCCGACCCCGCACTAGGGCGGACAACTAGCCGCGCAAGTCGACTCACGCACCACCCCAGCCCCCGGTTGCTTCGGCGCCGGGGGCTTTCGGCGTGTAACCACCGAGCAGAGGAGAGCGCTCATGAACGACCAGAAGATCCGGCTGACGGGCAGCGGGACGACGTCCGCCCGACGGATCCCCACCACCATCCAAACCGCCGACGGCTCGTCGGTGACCCTCAGCCGGCGCGGGATCGAGTTCGACCTTGAGACTCGCAACGCCCGGGGCGAGACGGTCAGCACCGTCGTCATGAACGAGGCGGACGTGAAGGCGCTGCTGGAGAGCGTCGACGTCGACATCAACGGGAGCGCGTACGACGAGGGTTACCGGGACGGCTACGACGCTGCGCTGGATCTGGCATGACCGACACCTACCGCGACAAGGACGGCGATCAGTGGTTCTGGAGCGCCGAGGACGACGCGTACTACACCCGCGACGCTGTGGAGCTGCTGCCGCTCGACGTGGTTCGCGACCGCTTCGGCCCGCTGGAAGTCTGGGACAACGGCGCCAACGGCTGGGTCCGGGAGCCGGAGACGCAGGAGCAGCTTCTCCGCCGCATCATCCGTGAAGAGCTGGACCGACGACTTGGGAAGGTGCACACGTGAGCGCGCGAGACGAACTCTTCGAGTCACTGACCGGCGGGGGCTGGAACCTCGCGCCTGGTGAGGCCGACGACGTGAATCGGCTGATCGACAACTTCGCGCACGAGCTGGCGGAGGAGGCGCGAAAGATCATGGGTCCCCGCCAGCTTCCGAGCGGGGCGGAGCCGGAGAACATCGCCCGCTACGTCGCTGGTTGGCACGACGCCACGGACTTCATCGACCCCGACCTGGAGGCGACGCGATGAGCGCATGGGCTGAACTGGTCAACGCCGACGGCTCCGACGAGTGGCTGGAGCTGTGCAGCCGCGCGCTGGAGGAGGTGCAGGAGGAGACGCTCCGCCGTGCAGCGAAGAAGATCCGAGCGAAGGCGGACACCTTCGGGGACTGGGACTTCACCACCCGGCGCGACATGCATGAAGCCGCGGACCTGATCGACCCCGACGTGGAGGACGAGGAAGAGGAGAGCGAGCTGTGACCACCATCGACGCCGGCGAGCCGATGACTGACCGCAAGGCCTGGACCGAAGTCTGCATGACGGAGTACCGGATCACCGGGGACATGCTCAAGGCCACGGCCTTTGCGGACCGCATCGAGAGAGCCTTCAAGCGCGCGGCCCTGACGGAAGCGGCCGACCTCCTGGACGTGCAGGAGCTGGAAGGGGCGGCGCTCGTGCGCTACCTGTCGACGCCGCACACGGATGACGTGGATGAGCGCCTCTGCGTCGGCTGCGGAGACCCGCGGGACAACGGCAAGGCGCACGGCTACGGCGCGGAGTTCGGGGGGTGCGTCTGATGGCGACCATCGACGCCGGCGACCCGTCGCCCGAACTGGCGGCCGTGGAAGCCGACATGCAGCGCGTGGACCTGTTCCGGCGGGCCCACGCGCTCGTGAACGATTTGGAGTGGGGCGACACCGTGGGCGTCTACGACGTGCTCCAGGTGGCGCGATTCCTTGTGGAGAAGGAGGAGAGCTGATGTCGCGAACGACCCGAGAGTCAAAGACTGGCGGGTGGGCGGTCACGTCCGACTACGCGCCGTCCGGGACGCTCTGCCTGGAGGTCGACGAGGGCGGATACATCGTCGTCCACAACGAGAGCCCGCTCACTGTGGCGCAGCTTCGCGCCCTGTCGAACGTACTGGACGAGGCAGCCGCCAACCTGGCTGCGGAGCTGCTGGAGGAGACCCCATGAGCATGGCCGAACTCGTAGCCGCCGGCGCCCCGGAGCTGCCGGAGGGCTACTTCTACCGGATCCGCGAGACGTCGATCTCCAACCTGAAGGTGGAGATCCGGCAGCAGAAGGGCCGGTGGCGGTCGAAGCTCGTCGCCGACACCTACGTTGTCCACAAGCCTGAAGTGCCGTCGGGAGAGTCCGTCATCAGGGCGTGTGAGCGCGCGTTCGAGGGGTGGCAGGGTGCCGCTGCTGAGCGAGCCGCATACCGGTCGTCGCTGCCCTTCCTCGGAGACCACGATCCCCGCGGAGGCCGCTGATGTTCCAGCGTGTGCCGACCTTGGAGGAGCAGCGCGAGGCGCTGACTCACCTCCTGATCGACAACATGGACACCAACATCAAGCCCCTCTTCGACGCCGCTGACGGCATGAAGGCGGACCTCCTGGCCCGCGGGTGGACGGAGAGCATCGCGGAGGGCCTGGCCGCTACGTGGCTCGCGGCGATGCTGGCGAAGGTGGGGGCAGCGTGACGAAGACTCTGACTCTCGCCGACCACGACGAGATCCTGGCCCTGATTGCCACCTTGCGCGCGCTGGGCCGCCCTCTGCACCTCGACCTGTTCTGCTGTCAGGGCGGCGCGTCGAAGGGCTACGCGGACGCCGGCTTCACGGTCCTGGGCGTCGACATCGACCCCCAGCCGCGCTACGTGCACCCAGGGCAGTTCGTCCAGGCGGACGCTGTGGAGTTCGTGCTTCGCTACGGCCATCTCTTCGATTCGGCCAGCGCCTCCCCGCCCTGCCAGCGATACAGCAAGACGCACCGGATCCAGAAGAACGACCACCCGGACCTGATCGACCCGACGCGGAAGGTGCTGGAGGCGACCGGCCTTCCGTGGGCCATCGAAAACGTCATGGATGCCGCACCCGAACTCCGCAATCCGCGGATGCTGTGCGGCGCCATGTTCGGTATCGAGACCTACAGACACCGGCTCTTTGAGCCCGGGGGCGGCTTCAGCTTCCTGCCGCCGGAGCACCCCCAGCACGTGGCCCGTACGACGAAGATGGGCCGCCCCGTGAAGCCGGGGGAGTACATGCACGTCGTCGGCAACTTCACGGGCGTCGACCTGGCGCGCGACGTCATGGGAATGCCCTGGGCGAACCGGGACGGGCTGCGTGAGGCCATCCCGCCGGCGTACAGCGAGTACATCGGGAGACGACTGATGACGTACCTCGTCACCAGCAGAACGACGGAGGCGGCGTGACCTACACCCTCGCCGACGCCATTCGCGCCGGGTTCGAGCGCGACCACCCGAACGGCAAGAACACTCTGCTCTGCGTCGGTCTGTGCCGGCGCCGCAAGGATCGGGAGGAGTTCCGCGAGACGCCATGGCACGGTCGTGCCGCTGCCTGCCTGAACTGCGAGGGCTACGGCATCGGTGGAAACCGTCTCTGGGACCGGACATACAGCGACAGGACGGCGTGGAACCTGGAGCAGACCCGCGAGAAGCTCCGCATGTACCAGCGGTACGCCGCCAAGCTCCGGGCGGAGCGGTACGACGGGATCTGGATCGCCGCTCTTGCGGGAGCAGGTCGGACGACGGCGGAACTCATCGAAGCCCACGAGGCCCCCTTCAGGCGCGCTGTGGAGGCCCGTCAGCAGAAGTGGGCGCCTCTCATCGAGGAGGCGCTCAGCAAGGCACACACGCTCGCAGAGGAGGAATACAGGTGACCCGCATCAGCATCACCCCGCGCTTCGTCCTGGACTACACCGTCGGCCTGTACGGCGGACAGGTGGAGGTCGTCACGAAGGACATCGGCGCCACGATCGGCACGGAGATCCGGGACGAGAACGGCATGCGCATCTGTGCTTACCGTCCGGGCACCGGCCACCCGTCGACGGCGGAAGAGATCGCGGGGTATCACCTCCGGGAGGCGTTGGAGAACGTGGTGGCCAACTACGGCGACGCGCAGCAGCCACTGAGCCGCGAAGTTGCCGCCCAGCTCCGCGACGTCGTCGCCGGTGAGCAGAAGTGGGACCCGGCCGCGGAGGAGGGCACGTGGCTGTGACCGAGCCCCTACCGGGCGACTTCGGACTCACTCGCATCGAGGGAGTCACCGGCCGCTTCGTCGCCGCCGGCCAGGCGCTCGTCGGCGACCGCGCGCCGGTCCAGCACGCTTTCGTGTACGTCGGGGTCGACATGGTGGTCCAGGCCATGCCCTCCGGCGCGGAGCGAATCCGGCTGGAGGACGCTAGCCCCGTCGTCCAGTGGTCGTCGGGGTGCTTCGACCTGACGGATATGCAGCGCCTACAGATCATCAACGAGGCGAACGCTCTCGTCGGCACCCCGTACAGCTTCCTGGACTACGGCTCGATCGCCCTCGCCCACTACCGGATCCGTCCAGCGTGGGTGCGGGACTTCGTGGCGGACACGGGACACATGATCTGCTCCCAGCTAGTCGACGAGGTCTATCTCCGAGCCGGTCTGCATCTCTTCGACGACGGGCGGCTTCCAGGGGACGTCACGCCCGGGGATCTCTGGAAGCTGCTCAACCCGAAGCGCGTGACATCGACGGATCGAGACCTGAGGAGGCTGGCGAATGGGTGAGTGCTGCGGGACCGAACCGACCGAAGAAGAACTGGAGGCGGAATACGAGCGTGCCCGTCAGGCCCGGATCGACGAGTACGACTGCTCGTTCAGCTCGCGGCAGTTGGCCGCCAAGCTGGTCGACACGGAAGACGAACTCGGCTCCGACGTCGATGGCATCTGCACCGGCATGTATGCCGACGTGGCGGAGGCTTGGACGGAGATCGAGCGGCTGAAGGGTCAACTGGCCGACGTATGCGGCGAGGCGGAGGCGTTCGCTGCCATCACCGACGGGTACGTGGGTCACCTTCGAGAGCGTCTCAGCCGTTACCGCCTCGCCTGGCTCTCCGCCCGTCGACGTGCCGCGGAGGAGGCCAACCTTGGTGCCGAAGCCGTGGAGCACATCGCCGCGGACCGGGACCGTTGGCAGCGGGGACATGAGCGCGCGGAGGCGCAGCTCATCCCGACCCGGCGCCGGCTGGAGGACGCGGAGGCGCGTCTCGATGCCGTCCGTGCGTACGCCCTGGAGCGGTGCGCCGACGACGGCGAGAACCTCGCGTCCGCCTCCTGGGTGCTTCACCTCCTGGGCGACGACTGACCCGCGCAAGTCGACTCACGCGGCGATCAGATCGCATGAAACATCTCGACCCCACCCCCACATAACTAAGGCGTAAGGGAGCAACGCTCCCGACCTCACGACCACCTACGAGAGGCATTCACGCATGGCGAACAACGTCAAGGCCATCTGGGAGACCGACCCCGACGCCAAGCCCCGCGAGCGGCAGTTCAGCAACGACTTCGTCGGCCGCTTCCGCTCCGGCCGGCTCGTCGGCAAGCAGCCGGAGAGCCTCAACGCCTGGCGCGTGACGACCGGCGACCCGGTCGTGGCCGACAAGGTCGCGGAGCTGTTCGGCGGGGAGGTGGGGGAGTGGGAGACCACGAAGGAGGACCACCTCGAAGTTCTTACCGACGCCGCCACCGTCCGCATCATCATCGAGAACTCCGATGCGCTGGACGCCTCGATGAAGCTCTTCGGCATGTCCGGTCTCGTCCATCACTGTGACGGCGTCAAGTACCTCTCGCCGGACGAGGACAAGGGCGAGTCCTGTGGCTGCCCTGCGGCGTTCCAGGACCGCAAGGACCGAGCGAAGTCGGGCCGCGGGCCGAAGCCGAGCGTCGACCTGACGTTCACCCTGGCCGACGCCCCGGAGCTGGGCAAGTTCCGGTTCAACAGCGGCTCGTGGGAGCTGGTGAAGACCCTCCACAACGTCATCGCCGACATCGACAACGCGGGCGGCCGGGAGTACGCGGACGACGACACGGTGACGGAGAAGGGCGTCCCGGTGGTCGCCACCTTGACCATCGAGAACGTGAGCTACACGACCAAAGCTGGGCGGGATGTCTCATACAACCGCCCTGTAGTTTCCGTCACCGGGGTCTGCGACGTGTCGCAGCCGGCGGATCTGGCGAAGGCGGCCTGACGATGGGCGGAGTCAGCTTCGCCCCGGTACATGGCTTCCCGCGCTACACCGTGTGCAGCGACGGAACCTTGTATGGGTGGAAGCATGCTGCCGCCCTGAACCCAAAGGTCACCAAATGGGGCTACCGCGAAGTGGTCCTTACCGATCGAGGGCGCCGAAGGTACTGCAAGATTCACACGATCGTGCTTGAGGCGTTCGTGTGTCCCCGGCCTGACGGTTTGGAAGCCGCCCACATGGACGGGAACCCTGCAAACAACGACGTCTCCAACCTTGCGTGGGTAACTCACGCGGAGAACATCGCACACAAGGAGCGGCACGGCACCAAAGTGGTGGGCGAACGCCACCACCTGGCAGTCCTGAGTGAGCCCAAGGTGCGCGAACTTCGACGACGATACGCCGCCGGAGAGAGTGCGCAGAGTATGGCGGCGGAGTTCGGGGTCAGCCGCCATTCGGCCTGGAGGGCGGCTACGGGCCAGAGCTGGAAGCACGTCACCTGACACGAACGCCGCCCCTTCCGAGTAGAGGTCGGAGGGGGCGGCGTAGTCACGAGCATACACAGCAGAGGAGAGAGACATGGCACGCACCCCGTTGACGGATTTCACCGGCGCGGAGATTACGCCCGGCAAGCTCGTCGTCTACGCCACCCGCCGGGGCAACCGGGTCCGGCAGACGGAGGCCGTGGTCGTGGAGACCAAGACGAACCGCAAGGCTGGCCGGGTCGTCCCGGAGCTGAAAGTTCTCCCCACCGGCCGCGAGTCCGGCATCAGCGCCCGCAAGACGCTGGTCCCGCGAACCATCGGCGCGGAACACGTGGTGGTCATCGGCGACGCGGAGGGGCAGGCATGAGCGAGTACATGGTGGGGGACAAGGCGATCCGTAACGGCCTTGAAGTGGAGGTCACCTACGGCCCGTTCACCAGTCCTCTGGGCTTCACTTGGCTCGTCGTCCGACTGAGCAACGGCAAGGAGGACACAGCGCGCGTGACGGACCTGTCGCCCGTCCCCGCGAAGCTCGCCGTCGGCGACAAGGTCCGGCACGACAACCTGCTGGCGGAGATCATCGGCGGTCCTGTGGTCGGCGCCCTTTCCGGCGAGGAGATCGTCCTCTTCAAGTACCTGGAGGGCTTCTACGCCGGCAAGGGCATGTCGCGCAAGGTGTCGGAGGTGGAGCCGGTCACCGAGCCCGCCCTTGTTCCCGTCGGTACCCGCGTTCGGGTCGACCGTGCGAAGTGGGCGGAGGATCAGCATGGCGAGACCGGTGTCATCACCGGTAACACCGAGACGTGGACGCCGCACAACGACGTTGTCCACCCCTACGAAGTCGAACTGGACAACGGCGGGACGATCGCTGCCGCCGAAGTCACCCCCGTCGACGACGAGCTGGCCAACGGCTTCGAGTACGAGGGCGCCGTTTACGAGTACGGCGCGTTGTATCGGGACCGTGAGGGCGACCTCTTCAGGTTCCGGTCGACGCTCTCCGACGACGGCACCGAGACTCCGCAGGGGCAGACGTACGGGGCCGATGACGACGAGGGAGGCGCGTGGCATTGGAGCCTCGCTGAAGTCCTCCGTGACTACGCCCCCCTGACCAAGCAGTAACCACCCCGCCCCCGGCGCCCACGTGGCCCGGGGGCTGAGTGCGTAGGAGCACAGCCGAGACGAGGAGAGAGCATGGCGAAGGCAGTTGCCACGGAAGAGATCGTTCGGACGGTGGCCGTGACGCTCACCTTGAGCCCGGAGGAGACACGAGCGCTGTCCTCCCTGGCACAGCATGCACGAGCCGAAGGCGACGACGTCGGCCCGGGGAAGCTCATCGAGCGCATCGCGGAAGAACTGCGGAGAGTCGTCCGTGATGAACTTCCGGCCGTCCCGCGTGACCAGAGCTTCAGAGCGAATGGCACCGTCACGTTCTCGGCGTACCGCACCAGTCACTAGTCGGCACTTCACACGAGGAGAACTCATGGCAACCGCACAGTACGAGACCCGCACGCGCACCGTGGAGGAGACGGTCGTCGTCCTCACGCTGACGGAGGACGAGGCGGTGGAGCTGCGACAGCACATCGAGAAGGTACCCGTGAGCGGCGTCGTGTACCGCGTCTACGAGGCGCTGACGGCGCCCACCGCCGCGCAGCCCGCCCCGTCGACCGACACGTTCGAGTACGAGGGTGTGACGTACGACCTGAACGCGAAGTACACCGACAAGGACGGCGACGTCTGGAGCTTCCGGCGACGGGCGAGCGGCGACACGGAGGGGCACTTCCAGGGCTGGGACGAGGGCCACTGGGACGGCTTCTTCGACCTGCCCTACGTAGCGCAGAAGTGCGCGCCCCTCACCAAGGTCACCCCATGACAGCCATCCACACCATCGACGTCGCCAACGCTCCGGCCCTGGGTGACATCCGGACCGCTGGCGAGGAGTCCGTGATCCGGGTGCGGAGGAGTGCGACGGAGCGACGGGACTTCGCGAAGTACTGGGAGGCCGTCGGTGTTGCGCTCTCGCGCGGTGCCGTGGTTGACGTGATCAACAGGGAGGCATCGTGAAGGACACCTTCGGAACGCCGATCGAAGAAGGGGACTACGTCCTCTCCGCCGCATCGTCGTCCAGCTACTTCAAGCTGGGCGTCGTCTACTTCGCCCCGTCGGGCCGGCCGATGATGGAGGTCACGGCCTCCAACTGGGACCGCGGAGCGAAGCGCAGTGAGGTCGGCTCCAACGTCCTCGTGCTCCGCAAGGCGGACGGCACCGTACCGGCTTACGTGACGGGAGAGGCGGGCTGATGGCGACAAACGGCAGCCTCAACGATATGGAGCAGTGGCGCTCGGTAGTCGAGTACCAGACGCGGAAGCGCAACCCCGCGCACCACTGGAAGGACAACCCCGACGTACCGCATTACCTGGACGAGTGGAGCGAGGACGTCAGCACCGACGTCCGCGGCCCGTACCAGTCGGCGGGAAACGCCAGGCGTCAGGCGAGTCGAGACGCGATAGCGCACGAGCGGGACACGACTGGAGGGTGGGGAGACGTTCCGCGCGTCCGTCTCAAGAGCGTCGTTCGCGTCTACGTCGAACGTGCCTCCCTCGTGTGGGAGCCGTTCGACGAGCGCGACCCGGAGTCGAAGAAGTGGGGCGGCTGATGATCGGCGACGACCCCACCCTCCGCATCGTCTACGCCGTCCCCGACGAGGAGCCGGTGACCTTCAGCCGTCCGCGATGCGTGTATGCCTCGTGGCTGTGGCTGACCGAGGAGTTCATGAGGGAGACGGAGAGCCAGTGAGCTACATCAACGTGCACAAGGTCAAGACCATGGTGGAGCACGGGGAGCGCGAGCAGACCCAGATTCCGCCGGTCCACGAAGGCAACGAGGTGGCCAGCTCACGGGAAGGCGAGGAGCTGTCGATGGCGGCGCGGATCATCGATCTCGTCGATGCCCTGGACAACGGCGAGGCCCTCGTCATCACCCGCGACATCTTCTGAGGAGGCGAGCATGAGCGATCGACAGTTCAAGGACCGTGACGGCGACACCTGGACCGAGTTTGAGCCGGGCATGCTGCGGCTGATGAAGTGCGCGGGCGACCGGAATCAGTACACCGGGATCGAGGACTCGATCGAGGACGTCCAGGCTGATCACGGACCCCTCACCGAGATCCGCCCCGACGTCGACGTCCGCGCGCTCCTGGCCGGAGCGTTCGACGGCCTGGCGGAGGAGCTGCGTAAGACGACGGACCTTCCGCGCGTGCTGGAGGCCATGGCGAAGAGGTTGCGGGAGGAGAGCGCATGAACGATCGCGAGATCACCGACCTGTGGGTGGAGATCGTCCGGGACATCGGCCCGTCGTCCGCCACCGCCGTGCAGCGCCTCATGGCCGGCATGGCGGAGCGCCAGGAGCATCGACTTCGGGAGCAGGTCGCCGACGAGATCAACGAGCGGGGCCGTGAACTCCGCAACTCCGACGAGGGCATCAACCGCGAAGAGTGGGGCTGCTACCAGGAGTCCGCGGAGATCGCACGAGAGGGGATCGCCAGTGTCCGAGACGAGTGAGCGCGTTGTCGACACCGACTTCGGCGCCGTGATCGCGCCCGGGTGCGACTGGACACCGATCGGGCATGGGATGGAAGCACGGACTGTGCTGTCGGACCTACTCGGGACCATTCGGTTGCGATACGTCGCGGTGGGGCACGAGGCGGCCGTACGGGCGCAGGTAGCCGACGACCTCCGCACCAAGGCCGCCCGTGACTGGCCGGCGACCGGCGGGCTCCTGGAGCGCATTATCGCCGTGGTGGAGAGGGGGCCGGATGGCCAACCCCAGTAAGCAAAAGGGCTCAATGTGGGAGTCCGCCCTCGTCGCCTACCTCCGCGAGCACCACAACCCGGGCGCGCACCGAAACGTTCAGATGGGCGCCAAGGACATCGGCGACATCGACGGCTACTACCTCCACGCCCTGGAGGCGAAGGCGGAGAAGACGATCACACTGGCCGACTACATCCGCCAGGCCAACAAGGAAGCCGTCAACGCAGGCCAGCCCTATGGGTGCGCCGTGGTCAAGCGCCGCATGAAGGGCACGGCCGACGGCTACGTGGTGCGGGACGTGGCGACGGACGTGCGGCTGATGAACCGCATGCAGGAGATGGAGGGCGCGCTCCAGGACGTCGCCTTCGACCGGTGGCACGCACTCGACAAGCAGCACAGGGAGGCGGCATGAAGCAGCGCATCGAGTTCAAGGGCTTCGTTGACGTGTACGACGACGAGCCGCTGAACACCACGGAGGCGAAGGGCTGGGTAGAGGCGGCCCTCCGGTTCGGCGACAAGCACTCGGGCGAGTACACGACCACCCTGGACGACGTCACGTTCTTCTCGCCCGTCGGAGACGACGACTAGCCCACGCAAGTCGACTCACGCAAGTCCCTGGCCCCCTGTCTCTCCGGAGCAGGGGGCTTTCGGCGTAGCGAGATCGCCCACCACGAGAGGAGAGCCGTGCGACTGACCGAAATCCTGGATCGGTTCGGCAGGGTCGAACAAGATCATGACGGCTGGCTGGCCCTGTGCCCCGCGCACCCCGACCGGGCGCATCCGTCCCTGAAGCTCACGCTCAAGTCGGATGGCATGCTCCTCATGGTCTGCCGGACAGGCTGCGAGAAGGCCGACATCCTGAAGGCGGCCAACCTCACGGCCTCGGACCTCTTCAACGTCGACGGCCAGGGCGCGAAGACCATCAGCGCCAAGGTCCCGGAGACCGTTGGCCCCGGGGAGATCGCAGGGCTCCGCATGTTCGTCGACGAGACGTCGGCCGCACTGGCGACGTCGGAGCAGGCGACGACCTACCTGGCCGATCGCTTCGGCCTCACCGTCGACCAGGCGGAGGATCTGGGCGTTGGCTACGCGGCGCCGGGCGACCGTCCGCAGCCGTGGTTGTCCCGCGGCTTCACGCGGCATCCACGCATCACTGTCCCGCTCTACGGTTTCGACGGCGTGGCCCGCGGTCTCCAGGGGCGCGACGTTGGCGGCAAGTGCCCCGCCCGCTGGGTGTCGCTGACGAACCCGGACGGCCGCACGTGGGCGAAGTGGGGGCTGCTCACGGCCGGCACGGGTTACGACGTGGTGCTGGTGACCGAGGGTCCGGGCGACGGCTTGACGTCGGTCGGTGTCGGCTACGACGCGCTGCTGATCCGCGGCGCAGGAATCGCCCGGAATGCTGCTCTCGTGGCGGACTTGGTAACCCACCTTCGCGGCCGTGACGTCGTCCTCGCCTTCGACCCGGACGACTCCGGGGCCCGCGGAATCAGCCTGCTGGCCAAGGCACTAGATGAGGACGGCAACACTCCGCGGCAGCTCCAGTTCCCCCACGCCAAGGAAGACCTGACCGCCTGGCGTGAGCGCACGCCGGAGACCTTCGCGAGTGAGCTGCACACCGCCGTCCGTTCCGCCCCGGTCGTCAACCTGACACCGGAACCCACCCCCGAGCCGCCGAAAAAGGAGATAGACATGCCCGCGACTGACGCAGCCCTGGAGCTGATGGACCTCAGCTCCCGGCAGCTCTTCGACAACAGCGACGTCGGCGTGGCCGTCCGACTTCGTGACTTCATGGCGCGCGACGGGGGAGGGGTGCGATACGCCGGGGGGCTGGGCTTCCTCGTCTGGGACGGCACGGTCTGGGTGCCGGGAGCTGAGCGGGTACGTAGTGCTCTTCACCTCCTTGGCGCGGAGCTGCTGGCGTCAGGCGAGGACTCGGACCGGAAGCTGGCACTCAAGGCGCTGACGAACCGGTCCATCGACGCCGTGCTGAAGGAGCTTCCTAGCGTTCCCGGTGTGCCGGCGAAGGCGGGCGACTTCGACGCGAACCACGAGCTGCTGAGCGTGGCGAACGGGACCGTCAATCTGCGGACGGGCAAGCTCCAGCCGCACGCTCCGTTGGACATGATCACCAAGCGGCTGGACGTTGCCTACCATCCCGACGCACCCGCGGAGCGGTGGAGCCAGTTCCTGACGGAGATTTTCCCGGGACACCCCGAGCTTCCCGGCTTCATGCGCCGGCTCGTGGGCTATGGCATCACAGGGTCGACGTCGGAGCACTGCTTCGCCTTCATGCACGGGCAGGGGAGCAATGGGAAGAGCGTGTTCCTGGACGCGCTGATCCATGTGTTCAAGGGGGTGACGCAGGCTACGCAGTTCCAAACCTTCGAGAAGACGGTAACGGTCGGGCAGGCGTCGCCAGAGCTTGCGTCCCTGCGCGGGGCTAGGCTCGTGACGGCATCGGAAACTGAGAAGTACTCCCGCCTAGCGGAAGCGCTTGTGAAGCAGCTCACGGGCGGAGATCCGATCACGTGCCGCTTCCTGAATCAGAACCCGTTCACCTACGTACCGTCGTTCCTGTTGCTCGTGGCCGGCAACTTCAAGCCCGCCATCCTGTCACAGGACGAGGGCTCGTGGAGGCGGGTCAAGTTGGTGCCGTTCGATGCGACGTTCTCTTACGCGCTCGGGAACAAAGACATCACCTTGCCGGCCAAGCTGCGGGCGGAGTCGGAAGGCATCCTCTCCTGGGCGGTCGCCGGCGCCGTGGAGTGGCACGCCCAGGGGCTCGGAGAGCCTGCGTCGGTCACTGCTGCGACACAGGATTACCGGGAGTCGGAAGACCGTTTGGAGCCGTTCATCGAGGCGTGTCTAGTGCGTGAGGACGGAGCCCGCGTCGGTCCCATGGCGATCCGTCGCGCCTACAAGGACTGGGCAGAGGATGCCGCACTCGACCGTAAGGAGGTGCTCTCGGGCTGGGCACTTTCCGTGGAATTGGAGTCACGCAAGTTTAAGAAGGACAAGCGCAAGGGCCAATGGGGCTTCAACGGGATCCGGCTCATGACGGACGACGAGAAAGAGACCGCGAGTCGACTCGCGCAAGGCACTGATGAGGCAGATCCGGGCGACGGGCCGACCAACATCTTCGGGGAGGGTGCGTGATGACGGAGCAATGGCGCTCGGTGGAGGGCTTTCCGGGCTATCAGGTGAGCGACGAGGGACGCGTTGTTGGCCGGCGTGGACGCGTGTTGAATCCGGGAGTCTGTCCCAGGGGCTACACCCGAGTGATTCTGATGCGTGACGCCAAGAGATACAACCGCTCAATTCACCGCCTAGTGCTACGGGCATTCGCGGACGCTCCGCAGGAGTCCGGCGTCGTTGGCGCGCATCTCAACGGGAATCCAAGGGACAACCGTCTTGCCAACCTCAAGTGGGTCAGCCAGTCCGAGAACCTGTCACACCGAAAGGAGCACGGTACGGAGCTTCTGGGGGAGCGGAACGGCAGGGCGAAGCTCACCGAAGACGACGTTCGGACGATACGCAAGCTGGCCGCGATAGGGCGCACATGCGCGTCCCTGGCCGACGAGTACGACGTAATGCGCGGAACAGTCAACAAGGTCATCACCCGGGAGAGCTGGAGGCACGTCGCATGATCACGCACAGCTTCCCCGTCCTGGGGCAGGACATCCCGGTCTACGTCCCTCAGACTGCTGACGACTTCCGACTCTTCCGTCAGTACGTCACCGACAAGGCGAACGCCGGAGAGCGCGTTGCGTTCGATACGGAATCAACGGGCTTGGCCACCTTCTCCCCGGGCTACCGGATCCGCGTCGCTCAGTTCGGCACCCCCGAGCAGGCGTGGGCGCTCCAGACTGAGAAGGGTCCGGAGATGCGGGAGCTGGCGTCCTGGGCACTGCGCACGCTGCCGGCCATGGTGGCTCAGAATCGCAATTTCGATCTGTTGTCCTCCGACAGGCACTTGCCCGGGGTGACTCTGGAGGAGCTGGCCCCGAAAACCCTGGACACCTACATCTTCTCGCACCTGAGCGACCCGCGGCGGAAGGATCAGGGGGGCGTAGGTAACGGCCTGAAGGACGCCTCCGCGCACTACGTCGACCCGTCGGCCCCCGACACTGCGGCGGGGCTCTACGAGGAGTTCCACAAGATCGGGCACACCCGTGATACGGGATGGGCCTATATCGACATCGACAACCCGAAGTACCTCAGCTATGCCGGCGGAGACGTGATCCTGACGTCCCGACTTCTCCCCAAGCTCCAGGCTCGCGTTCGGGAGCTTGGCATTAACCCGAGCCTCCCGGACTTCGAACACGCCGTCGGCTACGTCTGCGCCCTGATCGAGCGTCGCGGAATGCGGATCAACCGCGAGTACACCACGCAGCTCTCCGCGGAGCTGCTGGAGGAATCCGCGAAGTGGGCGGAGGAGGCCAAGAAGTACGGCGTCGCCAACGTCAACTCCACGAAGCAGCTCTCCGAAGCACTGCTTGGCATGGGCGAACACATCCCGGAGCGCACCGACGGGGGAGCGGTCCAGGTCAATGGCAAGGTGCTCAAGCGCCTGGCCGACGTCGACAAGGATTGGGATCCGATCGAAAGCCGGACCCCCAACCCGCTCGCCATGGCGGTGCTCCGCAGTAAGCGAGCGTCGAAGTGGCGTACGTCCTACACGGAGGCGATGCTCCGCACGGCCGACGAGAACGATCGCGTCCACCCGAAGATCGGCGCGCTCGCGGCCCGCACGGCGCGTATGTCGATCTCGGACCCGCCGTTCCAGCAGCTCCCGTCGGGCAAGTGGGAGGTGCGGCACTGCGTCGTCGCCGATCCGGGGCACCGCATGATCTCGGTCGACTACTCGTCGGTGGAGCCGCGCGTCATGGCGGCGCTGTCCGGCGACGAAAAGATGACGGCCGCCATCCTCCGCGGGGATGACCTGCACAACCTGACGGCGGCTTCGGTTTACGGTCCCGATTTCACGCCGGGGCAGCGCAAGGTGGCCAAGGTTGTGCAGCTCGGGGTGGCATACGGCGGGGGAGCGGCGACCATCGCTGCTCAGACCGGCCTCACCCTCCAGGCCGCGCAGGCAGCGGTGAAGGGCTACAAGCGGACGTACCCGAAGCTTGCTCGGTACATCCGAGCCCTCCAAGGTCAGGTCATCCGGGACGGCTATACGCTCCGGACCCCGTCCGGCCGGCGACTCGTCTTCGACCGGGACGCCGCCTACGCCTCGTTCAACGGTGAGATCCAGTCGACGGCGCGGGACATCTTCGCTCAGGGGCTGTTGGAGATTCACGCCCGCGGGCTCACGCCTCATGTCCTGCTTCCGGTCCATGACGAGATCGTGGCAGACGCCACTGACAATCAGGCTCACGAGGTGGCCCGGGAGATCGGGGAGGCGATGACCATGTCTCTCCGAGGGATCCCGCTCGGCACGGACCCTGACGTCGGCGGCTCATCGTGGGGCTCGCTGTACATGCGGAAGGCGTCGACCATGATCGAAAATGACTCCTGGTATGCGGCCAACCCCGACGCCGCACGCGCTGCGGAAGAGGCTCGGAAGTGACGCCCCGTCGACTCCCCGCACCAACCACGCAACGCCTGACCGCAGTTGACCGGACGGTGGCGGGAAACCTTCCCTCTGCCGTCCGGTCTGCGAGACGACCGTGTCCCATTGCTCCCCCTATGCGACGCCAGGAGCCCGCTCCGGCCCTCTCTCGTCGTGACGTACTGCGACGGTGGGAGGAGCTGGAGTGGTGGGCCTGTGTCTACTGTGACGCCCCGTTCGGCCCGATGGTTGTAGCAGAGGTGGACCACATCACTCCGCTTGCGCGTGGCGGCCTTCACGAATGGGTCAACCTCGCCCCGGCGTGCGCCGGTTGCAACCGGGCGAAGTCTGACTTGGACATGTCGGACTGGCTGGGCGTTCTCGCTGGTCAATTGGACACGGAGCGCGAAGTTACGGTTACGCAGCGAGTACTTCGGGTGCCGCGACACGTTCACACCGCCGACACATAGGTAACGACTCGGTAACACGTTCAGCGCTGCACCAAATTATGTCGGTCAACATAACCGCAGGTGGGGATGGTCGACCGACATAAGTACGACTTACTCAGGGTGGCGATCAGGGGTGCAAATCACCAGATACCCCCGGTAACGCAGCTCCTGACTCAGCCACACCTTCATTGCCCGGGGAGGGCCCGTGACCTACAGTCCAAATCACGTCGCAGACGGACAGCACCTGACGGACCTTCTGGACACGCTTGAGCGTGACTTGATCGAGATGCGTCAGATGGTGTCGGTTTACGGCGACGCAGTAACCACACCGGGACGACGCCCCGACGTGGACCCGGATGGGACTGGCCGGCGGATGACTGCCGACCCCTCGCGTCCGACAGAAAACATCGCCCTGGACGGCGCCCGCGCGGCGCTACTGGAACAACTGGACACCGGCGCTCGCAACGTGGCCTACGCCATCGCGTACATCCGCGGCGCCACCGCATCTATGGATCGTGCCCTCGCCCGTTGGGAGGGGGAGGACGAGATCCACATCCCGGGGGGATGCAATGTACGTACTGACGGGACCCCGTTCGACGACGTCCCAGAAGCTGGACCTGGCGGAACTCTCGGGCCTGACGGGGCTTCTGCTGCTGCACCGAACTGACGAGATGGATCTCCTGAGCGCCGACGGCCTGTACCGGGCTTCCGGCTGGGACTCCTGCCCTCTCGCCCTGGCCGACGTCGACACCGCCGACGCCTACGGCCTGCTGATCAAGGATCTCTAACCCCGCGCAAGTCGACTCACGCGGCTCTCAGGAAGCGGGAGCCCGTGAGCGGGGAGAAGTGCGTCCTGTGACAGATATTGATCTGTGACCCACACCGCAGCAAGTCGCATGAAACATCTGCTCCCCACCCCCACATAACCAATTCACACGAAGCACTCACTAGGAGCTGACCATGGCCTCTCCCGCTGCCGTCCCCACTGAGACCATCCTCGCCGCCCAGGGCGGAGATGCCGACGCCATGTGGCAGATCGTCAGCACCTACGAGCCGATGCTGAAGAGCGTCGTCCGGTCTGTCGCACCGGGCGCAGACGCGGACACGTCGGGCGACCTCCTCCAGGAGGCTCGGGCGGTCCTCATCCAGCATGTTCGCGCCTACTCCACGGAGACGGACAGCGCTCAGCTCCACTCCTTCGCCTACCGGGCAATCCGGCGGGCGGTCGCGGAGGAGTGGCTCCGGTCGACGACGTCATTGTCGGTCGACCCGTCGGCCGCTCTCGCCGTGCGACGAGCACTCTGGAACACGGAGGGCGACGTCGAAGGCGCTTGGACGATCGTATCCAGCGTGGCGGACCCGCGTCGACGGATGTCGCGTGAAGCCTTTGTGAGCGTGTGTGAAGCCCTCACGGATGTCATGAGCCTGGAAGCCTCTGTTGACGTCCGTCACGGGTATGGCATGGACGGTCACGTGACTCTCGCCGAAACCATCCCCGACGCCAGCTCGACCTTCACCGACGCTGCGGAGCGACAGGACTTGGCCCGCTACCTCCTCTCCGAGATCCCGCAGCGCCGGGCCTACGCGCTCCGGGCCTTCTACGGCATCGGCATGCAGACCCGGACTGACCAGGAGGTGGCGGCCGACCTTGACGTCCGCCCCGGGGGCGTCCGCGTCCTGCGCAGCCAAGGGCTTGACTCCGCCCGCAGGGTGGCCGACCGCTTCGAACTTCGCGCGTCTGCGTGAATCATTCATTAACCATCCGTCCGACCCGAATCGAGCGCACCATGACCCGCATCCCTTCCCTTGACGATTACGACCTCCAGGGCGTCCGCCCCGAGGAGGCCGCCCTCTGGGGTGGCGACGTCCTCCTGGCCGTCGAAGCCCGTGCCGACGGCGACCTGATGGATGGCTTCGAGATCGACGACTAGCCCGCGTGAGTCGACTTGCGCGGATCCGGAACATGACAGAGGAGAGAGCATGAGTGAGTTCAAGATCGAGTGCTTGCACGCGTCCAGCGACACCATCGTGGCGTCGACGTCGGAGGAGAGGCACATCGTCTCCTACCCACACGGCGCTGACAGCATCTACGTCTCGCCCGACGATGCCCGCACCTTCGCCCGCGGCATCCTGGCCCTGGCCGACGAGGTGGACGGGGGAGAGGAGAAGGCGGGCAACCGGCCGAAGGTGGGGGACCGAGTCACCGTGGTGGAGGACGACCCGGACGACGAAACCGGGAAGTTCGTGGGCCTTGTCGGGACACTGACCAGCGTCGACGGCGGCGCGGGGACTCCGTTCCGAGTGAAGTTCGGGGAGGGGAGCCACGGCCAGACGAACGGCTACTGGTGGTGCCGACGAGTGGAGCCCGTCTCCCCGACGGCCGCCACCATCACCCGCCCCACCCGCGAGGCGTACCTTCACCGGGCCGCCGAACTCCTGGGCCGCAACACCTACTCCGCGCATGACCTGATGCGGCTGGCCGACTACCTGGCGGGAGAGGGAGCATGAGCAACGACGTGAAGGTGGGCGATCGGGTTCGGATCGTTCAGGAGTTCCTCCACTCGGAGGGGCAGCACGTGGGGAAGGCTGGCGTTCTCACGGAGTTCGACCGAGGAGACGACACTTACCCGTACTGCGTACTGCTGGATGGCGACAGCGACAGCACCTGGTTTCACAGGGTCGAACGGCTGGCGGCACCTGCCAGTGACCGTGAGGCCCTCGTGACCCGCGCCAAGGAACTCCTGGACGGCACCCCGCACAGCGTCACCGACATCATCAACATGGCCAACTTTCTGGCCGGTGAGTAGCAGCACACCGAGGGCCCGGGGCTACGGCTCCGGGCCTTCCGCGTAAGTCGACTTACGCGAGTTTCGACGAGGGGGTTATGTCGGTCGACATACCTGTGCCATAGTGGAGTCACGCCAGGGGCTCACGGAAGGTCCGGCGGGAGGAGAGCTAGCCGAAACGCCCTCCGGGGCGTCCGCGGGGACTGGCCTACCCGCGCTGATGAGGCAGGCCGTAGGAGGACGAGATGGCGAAGAAGCTTCGGGCGAAGAGGATCGGTACCGGCTACTACGAGGTTGCGACACCGCTCGGGACGTACCGCGTAGAGAACATCCCGCACCCGAAGGGGTCAGGGTACGGCTCGGGTCCGAACTGGTTGATCATCAGCCCCGGGGAGGAAGTGGCGGACGCATCCAAGCCCACGAAACGTGAGGCCATGGAGTACATCCAGGCCATCTGCGACGAGCATGAGGCGCTTCCAGCGCCGGGTGACTCCGGCCCGAGCCTCGACGACTACGCGGAGGCGGGCCGGATCATCCAGAGCCTCATCCCGGGCGTTCAACGCTGATCCACCCGCCCCGCATAGGCAAGCCCTGACACCCCCAGCGCCAGGGCGCGCGGTTCGAATCCGCGGCGGGGCACTCCACCACTCCGACGTCAGGAGAAACCATGACCGACTACTGCGGCATCTACGCCCGTCAGGACGGTAAGACCGTCTGCGAGATGGCCACGATCGGCAGGGGCGTGACCCGCGAGGAGGCGCAGGTGATCGCCCGCGACCTCCGGGCGGAGTTCCCGGCGGCCGACGTCTGGATCGGTACCGGCCTGTCCGTCGCCGGCCCTGTCTACACCACCATCCTCATCCCCGCCCGAGACATCCGCCGGGGCGACGAGTTCGACCTCCACCGCCACACCCGGACGGCCGCGTACGACGCCGTGAGGACCACCCACGGCAGTATCCGTGTGGCCTTCACGAACGGCGGCGAGGCGTACCTCCCGTCGGACCACGAGATCCGCGTCAGCCGGCCGACGGGGGAGGCCCTGTGCGCTACCGGGTGACGCTTGAGTCCGGTCGGTCAGCCCTCGTCGACGACGTGGCTCAGCGCCACTTCCTCCGCCAGGCCGTACGGCGTGGCGACGAGCGGACCCGGGTGCGCGGCGGATGGGTCGTCACGCTGCCCGGGGGAGCGCTCGTCGCGTTGCTGCGTGAGTCGACTCACGCGGATTCCGCGAAGGGGGTTATGTCGGCCGACATAACTGTGTCATGATGGTGGAACACCGCAAGGGACTCACGGAGGAGACAGTATGAGCCTGAACCAGTTCGAGACGGTTGCCCCTGAAGGTTTCTCCCTCCCCAAGGCTGCGGTGAAGATGATCAACACCGCCGCACTGTCCGGATGGTCCACGGGATGGCAGTGGGACGAGGACAGCGGCGGTAGCCCCTTCGTCACGGTGCACGTCGCAGACCGAGACTCCCGTGAATACTTCAAGTACACGTGGCACTCGCGGGATAGGGGGACCCTCCGCCTCTGGTCCAAGTTGCATCAGGCGCAGGCGGGGGCACCGTGGACGGACGGCCCGAGCGTCCAGGCCGCCATGTTCCGCATGCGGGAAGTGCACGACCAGCGCATCTAGCCCACCCTCGGAGCCCCTGCCAGTAGAGGCGGTAGGGGCTCCACCCATTCGCCACCCACGCACACGAACCGAGGAGCCATGTCCACCACCCCGCGCCACGTCAGATGGGCCCGCAAGTACGGGCAGATGATCGTCCTCTACGCCGCCCTGGCGCTCTCGGCCCCGGGGGAGTACGCGCTCGCGACGATGGCCGGCTGGGACCCCTCCGTTGCCTGGCTCATGCCGGCCGTTCTCTCGCTCTACGCGGCGATCAGCGCGAGCGTCGCGAAGGCGTACAAGACAACGGCGAGGGAGGCCGCGGGAACGGCACACGAGGCGGAGGCCCGTCGCCGTTCCAAGAACGCAACGGTTGGCGCCCTCCTGGCCCTCTTCATGGCAACGGCCGCTCAGGTCACGGAACACGTGATCACCGCGACGGTCTTCGGCCCAACGCTCTGGGTGATCGTCGTTGTCTCCGCCGTTCCGCCGTTGGTCGCAGCCCACGTGCTGCACATCGACCCGCCGTTGGAGCTGAACGAGCCGGCTGACGTCGACGAGGAGCACGAGGCGCCCGCGGAGGAGCCGCAGGAGGCCGCTGGAGAGCCCCTGAAGGAGCTGGAGGCCCAACTCCCCGACGAGCCTGCGGAAGCGCCTTACGAGCCCATCCTCGTGACGTACGCGGAGGCTGCGGAGGCCGTCGGGCTGAGCGAGATCAGCGTCCGCGGCGCCGCCAACGACGGGCGCCTGACGAAGTACGAAGGCGACGTTCCCCGTCGGGTGTACGTCGACATGCGCGAGTGCCACACTGTGTTTGCCAAGAGCCGGCAGCGCGCCGGGGTCTGAGGAGAGATCATGAAGGTCATTGAGGTCAAAGGGCTGCACGGATGCCACACCGAAGTGAGCCCCAGCCGTGACACTGTCAGCGTGGATTCGGTCAGCGCATCTGACGACATGGCGTGGGGGTTCTACACCCCCGCTCAGGCCCGCGAGTTGGCCGCCGCTCTGCTCCGGGCGGCCGACGAGGCGGAGGCGGGACGATGAAGCACGCGCCGATGTCCGTCACGTACGCCGGCGGCCGGCAGGAGATCGGCTACGTCGCCCGAGAAGAGCTGGGCTGCTTCGGCTCCCTCTTCCGCCTCCGGCGCGAGGCCAAGCTCCGTGAAGCGAAGGCGCAGCGAGAAAGCCGCCTCATCAAGCTGAACCGCGACATCGAAGCCCTGGAAGCCTGGCATCACGCCTGGGGCCTGGAGTACGACGTCGACTACCGGGAGCTGCACCCGGGGGAGTGGTGCGAGCGCCACGGGAAGCTGCTGAAGTCCTGCTACTGCAACAGTAACTACCGCCGGTTTACGGAGCTGCTCTACACCGAGCCCTACGAGATCCGCACGGGTGACGGGACCGTCATCCGCCGGCGTCCCGCTCAGCGCGCGGCCCCGGTATTGACGGCCGAAGAGCGTCGCGCAGCAACCCGGACGATGGCGAAGTGGGGGAGGGAAGCATGACATCTCAAGAGCTGCTTCGAGCCGAGCGTGACGGGGCTGAGATCCTGCACAACGGCGCACCGGTCGTCTACGCCCCTCGCATGAAGAACGACCGAGCACCGTGGGTCATCCGGACCGACGGCCGCACATACCGATATCCCGCCAGTGCCTGCCAGTCGTGGCATCCGGAGAGAGTGGAGGGTCACCGTGCAGTGTAAGGACATCCCGGACGAGGTCTTCGTCGACGCCGTGCGGCGCACTCCGTCCAACTCCTCCGCCTGGCGCACCCGGTGGGACGTCCACGCGGAGCTGGAGAACGTCGTCGGCCCCGTCCCGGACAACCTCTTCATGGCCAAGGCGCGTCGGCTGGTTGACCGTGGACTTATCGGCGGGTGCCCCTGTGGCTGCCGCGGAGACTTCCACCCGGCGGACGAGTGCCTCTCTCCGGGGTACTGCTGCCAGCCCAAGACGGAGGAGACCCGATGATCCACTTCCACCGCTGGACCCGTTGGACCGACGTCCCTGTCCTGCACAGTTCGCCGCTCTTCCGCCTCCCGCCAGCGCACATGGACGGCCAGGAGCGACGCTGTCAGAAGTGCAACCGACGCGAGCTGCGCCTCGCACAGTAGAGCACCACCCGAGAGCCCCCGTCGCACGCCGACGGGGGCTCTTCGCGTTGTCAGCCGACCGGACGCCCTTCCGTCCACAGCGCCGTCACGTGCCCCGCGAACCGGTCGAACAGCCCGTCATCCCCGAGCCGGCGCAGGTGCAGCATCGGCGACTCGTGCCCGAGGAGTGACGAGAGGTGCGGCGTCACGAGCATCTCGTCATCGAAGCAGAAGACGGACAGGGCGATGTGGTCGTCGCTGAAGCGTGCCTCCAGGCCCTCCACGGCGCCCATGCGCTGGAGAGCGTCCAGGGTGATGCGGATGCGCGTACCGACCGTCAGCGGTACGCCTTCGACGTCCTCCCGGCGCCGCGTGACGTCGCTCGCGGGGTCACCGATCAAGAAGCGGACGGAACAGCCAGCCGACGTCTTGGCCTTCAATCGGTCGGCGAGACGGCTCTGCTCCTGCCACAGGAAGTAGTTGGTGTAGCCGGCGAAGGTGATCTCCGTCTCCGCCTGATCAATCAGCCGGCTCCAGACGCTCGTCGGGCAGGCGTTCCGGTACGGGTAGGCGTCGACGATCTCCCGCTCCGGGCCCGTCTTGATGACGTCCCGCACGGCTCGCGGCCACAGCATGTCGGCTCCCACTCCCAGGGCGTTCGCTACGTCCTCCCGCGTGCCCGGATGAGGGGCGCGAGATTCGTCCTTCACCCATCTTTCCACCGTCTTAGGGGAGACGCCGACAGTGCGGGCAAGGGCGGACTGGCTCATTCCTGCGGCTGATAGAGCATCACGGAGAGCGGTATTCAAGGGGACCCCCGGGGACGGTTAGGACGCTTTGGACGGTATCAGCGTCCGTCCAAGGTGTCCCCGGAATGTCTGCGTACTCGTCCCTGCGGGTGGTGGACGATGTCCGTACTCAATCCGACGAGGCGCGAGGAGGACGGCCCGTGACGTACGAGCCCATCCCGATCTCCGTGCGGATGAGCCCTTCCTCGCGGAGTGCCCGGGTTGCTTTCTGGGCCGTCACGAGCGCGATACCGAATTCCTCCGTGAGCGCCACGACGGCCGGAATGCGGGCGCCCGGGGCGTAGGTCCCGTCAGCAATCCGGGCACGCACGATGTCGGCCACCTGTCGCCATTTGGGCCGCGTCTCGTCCAGCTCGATGCTCACATCCGGGACCGTAGATGATCATGGTACATCAGTGCGAGCGATAGACTGCCGTAGCGTTCTATAGCATGCTAGGGGCAGAAAAGGCCCCCGCGACCGTGGCGACGGTCCGGGGGTACGGCCAACGCTTTCGAGGAGCGCCGACATGAATGACCTTACCGAAGCCCTGAATCTGAGCGACCCGCTTGACGCCTTAGAGCCGATCCCGCACTTCTCCTGCGACGTCTGTGCGTCGCTCGGCAGGCAGCGGGAGGACGCCAGGAAGCGCAGGGACATGACCGTGGTCTCCGACTGCAACGTGGAGATCCGGCGTCACCCCCACCCGCGACGGAGGCGGTCATCGTGA